ATTGAGGATTACTACAAGGTGCTTGGAATAAAACCCAGCAAATCAAGAAAGACAGAACAAGTACAAGCACGAGCCGCTATAATGGTGGCATTACGAAGACACAGAACAACAGTACACTTAGGAAAAGTATTTGATTGTAGCCACTGCACGATTGTGCATCATTGTCAAAAGCATGCAGACAACATGCTCACATGGGTAGGCTATAAGAACAAGTACAAAGTAGCTGAGAGTATGTGCTCTATGTTATTTAAAAACAAATCGTTAGAAGGCAGATTAAAGCACATTCAGTGGCAAATCAAACGGCTATCGTCGGTAGAGAAATCATTAATAGAAACCATTAAAATTAAATCCTTTAATTATGAGCAATTACAAGTTCAAGACAACTAAAATCAAGGGCAAAGACTACGTTGAAGTCAACGAGCGTATCAAGTTCTTTCGCCAAGAAGACCAGTACAAAGGCTGGAGTATAACAACAGACTTCACTAGTCTAGATAGCGAGATGTGTGTGTGCATTTGCAGGATTGCAGACAGCACAGGCAACGTAGTGGCTACTGGACACGCTCACGAAGAGCGTAGCTCAAGCATGATCAACAAGACAAGCTTCGTAGAGAACTGTGAGACATCAGCTATTGGTAGAGCGTTAGGCATCTTAGGCATCGGTATCGACACATCCATTGCTTCAGCCAACGAAGTAGAGGTTGCTATTGCAAAGCAAGAGATGATTAACTCGGTTCAGGAAAAGTTTGACACGGCTCCACCTGAGAACATCATGGACAAGGCTGTTGCTTACATCAAGTCTCAGACAGACAAGAAGAAAGCATTCGACTCCATCATGAACAAGTATGGTGGTTCACTCACAGAGAAACAAGTAACTGGTTTACAGAAGTTTGTTCGATGAGCGAAACACCAGAAATCCTAGACCGTAGGCGTACACACGATGTAACGTTCTCTAACTTCAGGAGTAAATGCCTGAAGATGCGAGACCAGAAAGATTGGGTGGACGTCAACGATAGGAACCCAAGTGTGGCTGGCTTATACTTCATCAAGCACAAAGACTTCCTTGCAGATATTGATATCACTGAATATACAATAAACAAGAAAGGCAAAGGCTACTGGTGTTGTATGGGTCAGCCCACACACTGGGCTAAAATTGAAACATACGATTACTAATGAATATACCTGAAAAACTACAAGAGCGATATGGCAAATCACACCTGTCGTACTCATCCCTCAAGCAAGCGCTAGGGGACATGGCTCAGTTTGACCGATACATGAAGGGAGAGCTGAAGTATCAATCCGATGCACTTGACTTCGGTACGCTGTACGATATGTTGCTCTTCGAAAGAGATAAAGCTTTCGAGAAGTACCAAGTTATATCAGAGAACGTTATCATGTCCAAGCTGTCTGACAAAGCCAAAGCTTCTAAGAAGCCGTCTCTCACCTCGGAATATAAAGCTGTCCTATCTGCTTTGCAGACGGAGGCACTGGAAGATGGTAAGACTCTTGTCAACGGCGACGACTGGAAGATGGCTAACGACATGATCGACAGGCTCGCTACATGTGGACTGCTTGACTCGCATCTCAAGGGTGATTATCAGGTAGGATTCTTGAAGAATCTAAATGGCGTAGAGGTCAAGGGTTTTCTTGACTGCTTAGGCGATGGGTTTATCAGCGACAGCAAGTCAGCTAGAAGCGTAGATAAATTCAGGTATAGCGTAAGAGATTACTGTTACGATATACAAGCGTACATATATACTGAAGTTTTCGGCATAAAAGATTTCTATTGGGTTGTACAAGAAAAAACTTATCCGTACCTTCCAGCCTTGGTTAAGTGTTCAGAGCAAACTCTGTTTACTGGTGAGATGAAATACAACGATGCCGTTAGACGAATCAGAAACTTCCTTGAAAAGGATTATGACCCTGTAAAAGATTACCTCGAATATGAAGTTTAAACACCTGAAGATATTAATCAAATTAATTTTAATTCATTTATTCATAACCAATATAATTCATTAAACAAATGAGTGATCAAAACAAAAAGTACGAAAGCGTACTCGTTGGTTGGGCTGATGAGCCTAGCTACAATGACAATGGCGAGTTAATGGGATGGAGCTTCCGTCTCAAAGACAGCGAACTAAAAGATGCTATCGACCAGTACGCTACCAAGCGTGACGAAAGCGGTCAGGGCGGTAACGTTCGTTTCCGACTCTTCATGTCAAAGACAGGTAAACCATGCTTAAGCGTGTGGGACCCTAACAGCGAAGCGGCGCAAGAGCGTCGAAATACAACGGCTAAGACGGCGGAGTCATCGGACATCCCCTTCTAAGTATAGTAGTTTTCAGGTTAGCAAGGGGGTGTGGGCGAAAGTCCCACCCCTTTTCTTTCCTCTTATATTTGCATGATGGGTAAGCCAATCTATTACATGACCGCCTTGGTCACCATAATAAGAAATAAGCAACCTCACACTAGAAGCGTGTGGATCGTCAGCAGTTATGAAAATCCCATTGACATAATGAGGCACGATCAAAAAACGATGACTAGACTTAGAAAGGATTTGTTTACGGATAAAGCAAAAGACAAGAGCATTGTCATAAACAAAATTCAATCTAAGGTCGAGGTTGGAACAACCAGTAGACATGAAGAAACACAGTGACAAACAGATAGGTGGTGCTCACTACAAGCACATGAAGATTCAGCCAACTGAATTCATCTCGCTAAACGAGATACCATTTATCGAAGGAAACGTAATCAAGTACGTGTGTAGACACGCCCATAAGAACGGGAAGGAAGACGTTTTAAAAGCAATTCATTACCTGAAACTATTACTAGAATACCACTATAATGAAAGTAACGATATTCCAAGACCTCTACAAGAAGTCGAAGGAAGATGCTCATGTGATACAGCTTGCGACTGCGTTAAGACGGATTCAGGAGGGGACTTCTGCGCCAACGATTGAAGCGGTACGCAATGGCTCAAAAGATTTTAAGAAGAAACTCCCTGTCGTCCTATTCAGTGGCGAGTTTGCAGGGCGTAGCGATGAGGCGCTTACGAAGCACAGCCAATTCATTGTTCTGGACTTCGACCACATTGATGTTAATGCATCCAAGACGATTCTATCCACGGATCCTTATGTGTATAGCTGTTGGGTTTCTCCGAGTGGCGACGGACTTAAGGCGCTCGTTAAGATAACGAACCCTGAAAGGCACCGCGATCACTTCCGTGCGTTACGCACATATTTCCACAAGCAATACGACCTAGAGGTAGACGAGTCGGGTATCAACGAGTCACGCGCATGCTTCGAGTCATACGACCCAGACATCGTGATAAACGAAGACTCAAACGTCTTCGGTGCATTCGCAACAGAGAAGAGTGAATCGCAGGTAGCTGTCTCTAAATCAGGCAGTTACACCGATTACTTAAAGTTAAATCTAGCTGCTAGAATGATACGTCAATGTGCTGATGGCGACAAGCACAACACGCTGTTACGCGCGGCTAGGCTGTGTGGTGGATACGTAGCTGCTGGACGTATGGAGGAGGATGAGGTGGTCCGTGTACTGACCCGTGAGATTCTCAAGCGCGAGGTGGACGACGAGCAGTTGGCTGTACGCACGATCAGGGAAGCCATCGAGAAGGGTAAACAAGACCCTATCAGAGCGACGATTGACGACGAGAAGAAGGCGCAGAGAGAGCTGTTGGTTAACGACGGCGACATGTCCTTCATCTCTTCTGACGACGAAGACTTCAGGTGGATAGACGACTATGCTAACGGCAAGATACCCGTAGGTTTAGACACTGGCGACACAGAACTCGACAAGTATTTCAGGTACAAGAAGGAGTTCACTATCATTAATGGTCATAGTAACGTGGGTAAAACTACGATGGCTCTGTACCTTATGATTAACGCATCGGTCAGGCACGGATGGAAGTGGGTTGTCTACTCATCAGAAAACAGAACAGCATCGCTCAAGATGACGCTCATACAGTTTGCGCTCAATCGTAACATATCTTCTATGAATCATATGGAACGTAAACGCGCATACGAGTGGGTTAGCGAGCACTTTACGGTTATCAGCAACAAACAGGTGTACAGCTACTCAGACATCATTGTGTTCCTTGAGAAGATTCTGAAGCAACAAGAGGTGGACGCTGTATTTATCGACCCCTACAACAGCCTCAAGCTAGATATGGCTAACAGCAACATAGGCGTCCATGACTACCACTACGAAGCTGCTTCTGAGTTCCTTACATTCTCTACAGCAAACAACGTGGCCGTATGGCTTAACATGCATGCTGTCACCGAGGCTCAAAGGCGCAAGGGGGACGACGGATTACCTGTAGCTCCTTATGCGGAGGACACGGAAGGCGGTGGCAAGTTCGTCAACCGTGCGGATTGCTTCCTAACCCTGCACAGAAAGGTACAGCATCCTGATCCAAACCTAAGAAAAGTCTCTGAGCTTCATGTACGAAAGGTTCGTGACGTGGAGACTGGAGGTGAGCCAACGCCACTTGAAGACCCAATCAAGTTCGAAATGAATGTATCGAGAACTAGCTTCAGGGTTTTTAAGACGCAGAAGATGCTGTTTCAACCTATTGACTTACAAGATGATGAACAGACTTACATAACATTTCCAATTAACTCTTCTTTTTTAGAGAATTAGGCTGTAACTTTGCTTTAGTGAAGCGAAAGACAAACGGTACTCCGAAGCGTAAGTCAGCGAAGAAACGTTCTTTAGGTAAATACAAGAGCGGGTTGGAAAAAACCTGCGCCGATCTTTTAGCTGAATCGGGGCTAAGTTTTACCTACGAAACACATGAATATGTGCTAGTAGATAAATTCAAATACCCTGGTACATACTGGAAGATGACCGCTAAAGGGAAAGACTTGTCGGACCGAACAGGCTCGTCAGTCCTTCCCATAAAATACACCCCAGACTTCGTAGGACCAAGCGGAGAATGGATCATAGAGACCAAAGGGTATACTCCGTCACATCACGATTTCCCGATGAGATGGAAGCTATTCCTAAAGCACTTGACAGACTCAGGAGAACCAGTCCCAGCTTTATTCATTTGCAAAAACAAATCGCAGGTGGAGCAGGCTATTCAGAAACTAAAAGAATTAGGATATGGTAAAAAAAGAGTTGACAAAAGATCAACTAAGTGAGAGCTACAGCATAGCAACACTGCGAATGCATAATGTAATCACGGAGTTCTATGAAGACCTGCACGAGAGGGGCGGGTCTCCAAGGATTAATCCTGGGATCGTGGCGAACATGATCCAAATGGTTAGAGTTGTACTCAACGCGGAGCTTGACTTAATCAAGGAAGCTTCATTTCAACATTTTGAAGCGAACTATGATAAGTCAGAACAGGAAAGTATACTCTTCGGCGACGGGGAGGGTAGCTGAAGTACGATTTGTACTAGCCGCTGAAGCGTTGGGTTTTCAAGTAATGAAAGGCTCAAGAAAGGACGATATGCAACTACATATCGACTACTGGCTCAAGCACGGAAACTCTGGAAAGTGGGGTGTCGATGTGAAAGGAAATAATCTGCCCGATGAGATTTGGTGCGAGTTTAAAAACGTAGCAGGAAACCCAGGGTGGATGTACGGCGGTGCTAAAATCATAGCTTTTGATATGCCAGAAGAAGGTGGTTTCAGCATCGTTGATCGCGTAGAGTTAAAAGACTACTGCGAGAAGAATGTGGAAGATGTATCTGTTGACTCAAAGGCAGATGCATACAAGAAAAAATACACCAGAAAAGACCGCTCTGACGTGATAACAAAGCTTACATTGTTGGATATCAGAGAGTTGCAATCGTACCGAATCTGGAAGTATTTTAAAGACTTTTGACTATCTTAGTCGTCTGCTTTTTTAATTTTTAAAACTTTTTATTATGTATGATCCTTCACTTGTCCCCTGGGGCGAGGTAGGGTATGCTGTCTATAAGCGTACCTATTCCAGAGAACTAGAAAATGGCAAAACAGAAGAGTGGGAGGACACCGTTGACAGAGTTGTCGATGCGTGTCGTGACCAGCTCAACTGTGGATTCACCCAATTTGAAGAGGGTGAACTCAAGAAGATGATGATGGAACTGAAAGGCACCGTTGCTGGACGATTTCTCTGGCAACTAGGTACCAAGACAGTCGATAATTTGGGGCTCCCTTCGCTACAAAACTGCGCGTTCGTAGTTGTTGACGACCCCATCAGACCTTTTACTTGGGCGTTTGAGATGCTCATGTTAGGATCTGGCGTAGGGTACAACATCCAGCGGGAGAACGTTTATCAACTTCCTAAGATTAAGAACCGTGTACGTGTAGTACGGAAGGACGTCAACGACGCAGATTTTATTGTCCCTGACAGCAGAGAGGGATGGGTGGAGTTGTTGCGTCGCGTCCTAGAGGCTTCATTCTTTACTGGTGAGGACTTCACTTATGCTGTTCATTTGATTCGCTCTAAGGGCTCTCCAATCAAAGGATTTGGAGGAACAGCTTCTGGTCCTGACGACTTGGTATGGGGAATGGGTGAGATCAATGACATCTTAAACAAACGTGCTGGCAAGAGACTGCGCCCTGTAGATTGTCTAGACATCATGAACATCATCGGTAAGATTGTTGTTGCTGGTAACGTGCGTCGATCAGCACAGATTGCACTGGGTGATTGCGATGACATCGAGTACTTACAGGCTAAGCGCTGGGACCTCGGAGGCATTCCAAACTGGAGGGCCATGTCAAACAACTCTGTAGTATGTTCTGATATCTCTCAACTCCCTGAAGAGTTTTGGGAAGGCTATAACGGAAACGGGGAGCCTTACGGATTGATCAACCTAGAAGCGTCTAGACGTATGGGTAGAACATACGAGGTAGAGTATCCAGATCCTGACGTACAGGGTTTCAACCCATGTGCTGAGCAGTCATTGGCTAACTACGAGACATGCTGCCTAGCTGAGATTTACTTGCCAAACATTTCCAACTACGAAGAGTTGAAGAAGGTAGCTCGTTATCTGTACAGGATTAACAAGCATAGTTTGTCCATCAAATGTGCGATCAAGGAAACGGAAGATATCGTTCACAAGAACATGAGAATGGGTATCGGAGTTACTGGTTATCTTCAGGCTACGGAAGAGCAGAGATCTTGGTTGAGTGACTGCTACCAATACTTAAGAGAATATGACAAAGAATACTCTAGACTGGCAGGATTTCCAACATCCATTAAACTTACAACAGTTAAGCCGTCAGGAACGCTTAGTCTACTTGCTGGCGTTACACCAGGAGCTCACCCAGGGTATAGCGAATACTACATTAGACGAATCCGCATGTCAGCTGATAGCAGTCTGGCACATGCCGCCAGGAAGCACGGGTACCCTGTGGAGTACGTGCTGAACTTTGACGGCACAGAAGACAAGTCTACTATCGTGGTTAGCTTCCCTTGTAAGTTCCCGAAGGGTACTACGTTTGCGCAGGACATGACAGCTATCGATCAACTGGAAGTTATCAAGCGATTGCAAGCCGAATGGTCAGACAACGCAGTATCGGTTACTATCTACTACCGTAAGGAAGAGCTCGAACAGATTAGAGAGTGGTTGGCACTCAACTACAAGAACGTGAAGTCTGTTTCCTTCTTGCTGCATAATGAGCACGGCTTTAAACAGGCCCCGCTCGAAGAGATTGACGAGGGAACTTACCTTGACATGAAGGCTGGGACCACACCTATCGTGAGCCTTGAACAGCTCGATATGGATGACGTCGAGATCATGGATTGTGACACAGGAGCATGTCCAGTAAGATAAAGCTGCTTATCGAAGACATCCACGACTGGTATATGTACAGGTTTGGATGGAAGCGCTACATGAAGCAGATGGACCGCCAAGGCAGATGCTACAAGTGTGGCAGGAAGAATTGTGAGTGTCATCTATACAGCTTTTGATATGAAGCGTATAGACCAATGCTGGATATCCCAGCTATATTACTTGAACGGGAAGGGGCTTCGGCCCTTTTCTATTTTAAGTACTGGTGGATCTTCTCTGTAGAATGGGTCTGGCTCAAAGCCAACACATTCCCATCCCCACTTAGAAAGCATGATGTTAAGGTCATATATATCTACCAGTCCGTTATTGTTCAAATCCCCATCAAGGCATCCAGTATCCCCCCAGCAAGCTAAGAGCATAATAAGGTCAGCCATACCAACGATGTTGTCGTTGTTTATATCCCCCAAGCAAAACGGTTCACCACCGAATAGACCAGCTCGCTGATACTCAAGCATGATGTGCATCCTATCTATTTGACCTTCAGTGAAGTGATACCTGCAAGAGTCTGGATAGTAGTCCATATGGTTGTCTGCTGTGTAGTTATACAAACCCTCTGGGCATACGGGAGGGTCACAACTCCATTGCACTTTAGTTGGAGGGGTGTCGCACACAAAGTCTCCCCACATATCGCAAGGCATGTCGTCATCGTCTCCGCAGTACTGTACGGACTGAAATGTGTGGTGTAATCCGCAGTAGTGACCCATCTCGTGAGTAAATACTTTATTCTCCCCGTTCCTTTCGTGAGGGCTGTCCATGCCGAAGATGTCTGACTTTAACCAGATGCCGTCCCTGGCGTTTGTCTCACTTACAGTTACGTAGGACCAACCAAGGATACCTCCGCACATAAGGGGAATAACATATACATTGCAATAGTAATCTGGATCCCATTCGGGTAACCATTGGTCAATAGCCAATATTGAATTCTGTGTTCCATACGTAGGAAAACAAATACTACCACTTTCGTAAACTTCGTACCATGAATAGTATTCTAAGTCCTGGTAACCTACGTGAACCAGATCAGCCTGTATCATAGCCTCAGCCATGTATAGGTTGAGATTATCAACAGCTTCCTGTACGTACTCCTCACTGAACCAACCGCCTAGGCTGTCGGAATAACATACATGTACGACCATAGGGATGGTTTTCCACTCGGTCATACCCCTCTCAAACCCAACTTCTCGTGGCTGGATCTGATTGGTTTCATAAGGTGTAGCGCAAAATTCCTGTCCTGTGCTAATAATATATGCTAGCACAGAAAGGAACAAGAAAGTAAGTCTCATTGCATTTGGTTCTTAGCCAAAAGTAGCTTAATTTCTTGAATGTCTTTTAGTATCTGTCTTACGTCTGCTTTAAACTCTGTATTGTCGTTCTCCAAAGCTTCGACTCTAGCAGACAACCTATTATAATCGGCGTGAAACTTCACCCAGCCCCCAACAAGGCTTAAAGCCACCATTAAGAATTCAAAATGACTGAGGGTTTCGACGCTCATCTCTTTGTTTTTTCTACGGTTCTACCAGCAAAGTAAGCCCCGAAAACTGTTAGCATTAATATCTCCAGCAAAGATACGTAACTCTCTTTCACGTTAAATGGCTGATTATCAATTGAGTCAAATATCACTAAGCCTAAAAAAATTACAGTAAGCACTATTAACATGACTGGCCTGATAACTTTTGCCAACTTGACATCACTCCCCATGTCAGACTTCCAGCGTTCCGTAACGTTGTTTTGGAAAGCAATCTCAGCGTCTACTTTGGCCTTGGCTTCTACTGGATCAACACTAGGGTCTTTATCCAGCAAGTTTTTGACCACACCTAAAGCGCCTTGGTTTGGAAGAAGGTCACCAACAGTTTCAAGAACGCTAGGGGCTTTTTCTTTGAGCCATTCTCCTAGCTTAGTATCTTTAATTTTGTCCACGTAATTCCTTATATTTCTTGTTATACCTAGCCATCACTTTTCGTTGAGCTTCGTAGAGGTCGAAAATTCTGTTTTGTCTGTCGATGTAGTCTTCGATATCTCTGGCCTCTCTTAAGGCCTCTCTCAATATCTTGAGTGTTTTATTGGCTTGTTGATAATCTTCATGCAATGTTTGCACTCCATTGTATCTTCCTGGTTCCTGGACCAACTTGTTTTCTTTGATTTCTCTGAACAGTTGTTCGACCTCCATGGAGTTGTCCTTGAACGCTTCGATGTCATAGAATGGAGAAGCCTCACCGTAAATCTTCTTGGCGATTGGAATATCGTTGTAGTTGATCCTCACTTGACCCTCCTCGGAGAATCCATATCCTAGCGCTTTAATTAACTCTCCTACACTCCCTGATTCTTTTGCCTTTTCTATAGATCGCTTAGACATCTCGATTAAGTTTCTAGCTTGCTCTCCTGTAGACAGAACAAAGTCCCCTGATCCACCGACGAAATATTCAAATAAGTACCAGGTGTAGTCTGGATTGAAATCAGCCCAGCCAGACTTAAACTGACTACCACCAGTAGCTTGATTCATCCACTCGAAGAAAGTTTGAATCTCTTGAGGCGCTCTAAATGAAAGCTCAGAAGACGGTACTGGTGTTCCGAACGGAAGCTGTTCTCCTGTGATTGGTGAGCCAAAGTATGTTCTGTTTTCAGCAAGCTCAACAAAAGGCTTGAGGGTAGTCGGTGCAAACGAACGCAACACAAATGTACCTGGGTTGTCTGCATCACCACCAAATGAGATTGGAGAGAAGGCAGAGAAAGCAGACGTACCAAGGAACATGAGAGCCTCATTTGTGGTTCTGTTACCTGTAGATGTTTCTGCCAAAGCAAGACCCATGTTGTTGAACAGACCAAAGCCGTATGGCAATGGGATCTTCAAGAAGTCGTCACGCTCAGGACCGTAGCAGATAATCATGTTTCTTTGCTTGTCGTACTCCGACACCTTGTTGTACCACAACTCGTCATCCTCTGGATCGCGCCCGCTCATGGCAATATTCAAGAGCGTAAGCATACCAGTAAACCCAGCCATTCCAGCTGCAACCTTCTGAGCTCCAGTAGCTCTTTCGTACCATTCTCGTGTGCTTCCATCAGGCCTCACTGGTGGCTTTACTCGCGTGATAGATTCATACACCCTCTTGTTACCTTGGATAGCAGCGTTGAAGAAGAGGTACATCGTGTTAATCGCTGGACCAGCCTCACCTTGCTTGTTGAAGTTAACCGTGATGTTCTTGGAGAATACAGCTGCTTGCTGTCTCGAAGCTCCCTGCTGTCTAGCAGTCATATAAGCTGAAAGACGAATGCTGTTTTCAAATGCGTCATTAACGCCCTCGACAAACTCAAAGAACTTCTTAGGTGAAGAGAACAGCTTCTCTCTAAGTTGTTTACCACGAGTCAGGTCGTCAGCGTTAACAGCTAGCTCAGCTTCGATTTCTTTTAAGTCCTTCACGTAGTTCCACCCAGTCTGACCGCCATCCTCTTTCCATTCATCGTAGAACTTTTGAAGTTCTGCTGGAAGTTCTTTGCCTCTTACCGCCTCACCAAGCAATGCATTCAAGCTACGGAACGTATTACCAAACATCTTCTTTTGAAAACCTTTGGTGTTTACATTATCTATAACCCCAGCATCTAGGTCAGAAGAAGCTGTGTAGATCGAACCCCCAATATCACGAGCGAAGTTAGACACGAAGAAGTTAGGGTCCCATTGTGTGAATACACCCCGCAACCAAGAGACTGGAGCTCGCATAGCGCGTAAAAACGTGTTGGTCTGCTCCATGGTCATACCGTTCAGCACGTCAGCGTAGTATGGGTCTTGGAATCTGATGAACTTCTGCTCTCCATTGATACGCACTGGGACTGTGTTAGGATCCGCATGCATCTCCATAATAGTCATCGGAACTTGCCTTCCATTCTCGTCAAGCTTCGTAAGCGGGACTTTTGCATCTACAATAGACCACACATCCTCCATTGGGTTCTTGTTCACGAGATCGTGTAAGCTTTCCAATACTCTGTTTTTCTCAGCCCATTGATGGGTTACAGCGTTCTGCATTACAATGTTGGCAAGAACATTGGCAGCTTCAGACTCACGACCAATAGCTGCCTTAACCTTGGACCCGTATACTGACATGCCTGCCCCTCCCGTAGGGTATGCATTTCGACTTGCTTCCATTTCGTCGTCAGCAAAACCCTGAAGCGGCACATAGTGTTGATACAGCTGGTCCCATGCGTCCAATCTCTCCTGACTCTCCAATCCGTAATCCTTCATCGTTTTACGAGTATCGTCAATAATGGCGTCAAACATAGCTGCCGCCTCCTTGATCTCTTTAGTGTCGAGCTTAGACAGAACCTCAGCAGCCGCTTCGTTGGACATACCAGAACCATTAAGAAGGTCTGGACGTTTTTTTGCGATATGTGCATTACGCTCTTCTGCGTGACGTGCATACATGTACTGACTAAGATCGGTGTGAGTAATACCGTTATCCATCATGAACTGCTTAGCCGCTTGCATCTTCTGGTCCAGTTGCTCCATGGCGTATCTAGACCTACCGTACATAAGCTGTTCTATCTCTTTGAAGTTCTGGGACTGAGGAACCTTTCTTCCTTTCTGTTTCTCCACTTGTTCCTGAAGCCCCAGGATCTCGGCGTACTTGTCTACCATCCAAGTGTTGAGAAAGTCGATTGTTCCCTTGAATGCACCTCTGTCGTTCTTCAGGTCGTAGTAGCGAGGAGGCATAATCCTGGACGCTTTCGGTTCGTAACTAGACCCATACTTAAACGAATGAATCGCAGCTTCCACATCCTCTCTACTTTTCGGACGCTCGTTAGTATTATAGTCGTCAACCATCTTCTGGTTAGCGTCACTAACCTTCAGATTTACACTGAGCTTCCATCCGTTCTCCGTCTTTTCGATAGAGTTGACGATGTTCGGATCATTAAATCTAGCGTAGTTTCTAAAGAAATTTACAACCTTGCCAGTTTGCAACACGTCTTCTCTAGCGAAATCAGTCACAACTTCTAGAGATCCTAATTCTACATCGATCAAGTTTTCGAACTGTTCATCATTATGCCTCTGGTAAGAAGGGGCCTCACTCATCAAAGGCGAGAACTGAATACGGTCTCCCTGCTCCATCGAATTAGAGTCAGTCATAACGTCAAACAGATTCGACATAGACTTTAAGTAATGATTCCTTTCGTTTGCTCTGAAGAATGCATTAAGACTTACGTGTTCAAGAGACGCGCTTGAAAAAAGTAAACCATAGGAAATGTTTGAGTCTTTAGTCTTGTCTTTTAACTCCTGTTCGATCCGAGAGTTCTCTGCTTCGAGCATCTCATTATTCACCTTTCTCTTGCTTATCTCTCTTTTATTTGTGTCGATTTTCCTCTGCTGATTGTTTCTGAAAAGCGGTTCAACCTCAAGAACTGCCCCTGTGTTTCGGTCCTTCTTTTGAGGTATATTAACAAGTCTTTTGAACTGACCGCTTTCGTCAAAGTAACCCCACCCTCCAATTTGTTTCACTTTTCCGTTGCCCGTCTGCAACACCCACCAATTCCAGAAGTGCCAACCGTCTTGGAATTCTTTTTGCCTAAATACTTGATTTGAATATGTGCCAGCTGAATTCACAACTTCCTCCGTGTACGACATCGTAAAAGGAGTCTCTGGCAAACCCATGAATCTGGAGTCCTTTGCGGCCTTCTTGTCCTCTGCTGCTTCTTCCTCTACAAGGTTTTCGACAATCTGGTTGTTGAACCACTTCTTGTTGTCATGAATCTTAGAATCATCAAAATTCAAAGTTTCTGCTTTGAACGGAGTCTCGAAATCAAAGTAGCTTGAGTTTTCCGTTGCAATACCATAAGAGTATTGAGACCTCTGTGTGTCTTCTAGGTCTATTTCTTGACCTCCCATTATGCTGTTTGTTACAAGGCTTCCAACAACTCCAGCCACGACGTTACCCCTGCTTTGCTCCGTGAGTTTTTCGCTTCGAATCTCCGACATGTCAACCGCATATGAATCAACAAGGGGCGCATTAAAAGCATCTCGTTGTTCAATGGTCATCTTTGAGGAGATGTTTTTATTTAGTAGGTACTCAAGAATTTCTCTGTATGCCTGTTGCTTTTGAGCTGAATTTCCAGTCTTGAGATTTGCTATTGCATCTCTCAGCATGACTGGCATGCTAAACGGTTCCGTGGCCTTTTGCGGTTTACCTTCAACTTCAAGGTATTCAGCTTGATAAATCTCACCTTCCCTTCCTCCTTGTTTTTGCTGAGACTTTTTATTTCTGTTTTGCTCACGAATCCAAGCATCAGCTGCTTTCTTGTTTGGAGCAACGTAATACTTCTTCTGGCTCTTTGATATAGGGTTCTTTTTGTTGGGTGGATTTTCAAGTACTTCTCTATACGAAATAATGTATCCTCCCTCTACGCCTTTTGATTTTCTGGTTACCTCTTCTAACCCATTAATACCAGCTATAAGAGCGTTTATATCTTCCTTTGTTGCCCCTTCTTTTGCCAGCAGGTTTGATATCCCCTTGTCCGTGTATATTACGCTGGTCTGTGCAGCCTGCTCGCCCATCACTTCATACAGGACCAAGAAGTTGTTTGAGCCTGATTGATCAACCAACTCTCTCAAGAGGTTGTAGAATTTAGTTGCAGTACCTTTATTTGTACTTGCCAACAGCATATTAATACCCGCCCCTGATCGGATTTGTTCAGCGTCAATACCAGAGAAGTATTGTCTCCCGTTTATAGTGACATTACCCAACTCGTCCAGCTTCATCAGAATGGTGGGAAGAGAAGTGTTTAGCCTTCCGTTCTCGTCTGTGAACCCAAACTCTTGAAGCTTGAGTCTAAGCTCTGGGTTAGTGAGCTGCGCGTTCTTTGGTAAGGCTCCCTCTACGGTAAGAGGAACTCTTCTGTTGTATTCGTTGGTAATCTTGTCGAGATCCTGAAGTGTAAGATCTCCAGTCATATCAACTCCTACGCTCTCAGCAACATCATTTATGTCTAGACCAATACTGTGAACCCTTTCTTGCAAGTTGTTTACGGCAGACTGCACGACGGTAGTCATAGTCTGTTCGTATTTACCTCTGGTTATCGGCGTTGCCTGCTGAGCAGCGGCTACCTCTAACTTATAGGTATCCTTAAGGTCTTTGTTAATCGCGTTAAGGGAAGAGCTTTCGAACTCAACGTCTGGACTTTCCCTGAGTACGCCCACTACAATCTCTTCGCTTACATCCTTACTGTCGGAGTATTCATCTCGCCTTTGTTCCGCAATGGCTCTTATTACCGCGTTCTCAGAGTTGAGAAGCTCCTCGGCCATTTCGTCGAAGTTGAATTCACCCTCATCAAGCTTTCTGTGTGCGGCCTCTTCCAGTACATCTTTCGCTCCAGCTTGAGCTGTAACGTGAATTGTTCCAGTTTTTGGGTCGAACTGAGCAATGGACTTTTGTCTATTAGCAAGCTCTGGGTCGGGTGCGCCCTGCAAGAACTCGTCTCTACTTTCGTAAACAATTACATTCCCCTCTTTTCCAGCGAGGTTAGCCGCAGCCAACAATGCTGTAGGGGCAATACCCGAATCCATTAGTGCCTGAGCCTCCTCAGCCGTCTTACCAAGCTTCTTACCTATGGACTCAGCTGACACTTGAAGCTCTGCCGAAAGCTGCTCAGCTGTCTCAAGAACTTCTGGCGGTTCGGTTTGAATGCCTGTAAGATCTCTTGCAATGCTCTCTCTCAATGCATCCAATCTTTCTTGGATGCCTGCTTTTGCTAAGTCTCTTGTAACGATGTCCTTGTTTGCTTTTACCGCCTGGTTTATAGCGTTAAGCTCATTAATGTTTTTTGAAACCTCAATAGCCTTCATTGGGTCTACCTCGTACAATCTAGAAAGACCCTCCTGTAACTGCTGGTTTTTAGTTTCTATTTTGGCGTTAAAGTCTTGGAGTTGATCTTCTAGAACCCCTCTTTCAAAATCTGTTATGTCCTGCCCATTAAGGGCAGCTAAAACGTCTTGTTGCTGTTGAGCCGTTTCGAAATCGACAACTGGCAGAGCGTCAACTTTTCCTGCTAACGCCCTTGCAATTTCGTTGCTTCCAAAGAAAACTTCCCGTCCCTCTCTACCCATGGCGATCATTTTCCCGCCAAAAACAACGGGACCCACAGCAGAGCCAGACAAGCCTCCAGTCGCGGCAGCTTGAGTCATTCTAGCCAATGCTTGATCAACGCTTATGTACTCGCCCTTTATTGCAGCGTCGGCGAGCACAGTCATGAATTCAGTTGCAAATTCTTGTGCGGTTTCTGGTAAAACACCAGTCATGGAAGCCTTAAGGTAGCCCTGCATTATATTCGTAAGCGGTTGCTTGTTGCCTGTTAAGAAAGACTCAACCCCCTTCATTACAATGTGGGTACCCAAAGCTTCTGGCAAGCCCTCTGCAATACCCAGTGCGGCTGCGTAGCCCCATCGAGCAGCGTTGTCTTGCTCAACAAAAACCTTTTGTGGACCGAATGGTCCCTCTAATTCAATGTAATCTCCGTCACCATCGTTTCTAATCTCAAAGTCTTCTGACTCGTAATACTTTTGAATCCTGCTCAAAAGATTAGATTGATTGATCGGGTCTACTTCCTGTCCATTCACAAAGAACTTGTCGAACGAAGAGTCTAGCTTAGCCTGATAGTACGCCCTAGCTCCAGACAAATACGAAAGCGCACCAACGGAGGCGACTGGCGAAGCGACAGTACCTATACCTATAGCTGCTGCCGTGTATGGAGAGCTTTCAATAGCCGAAGAAAGAAATTCGTCAAGATAGGCAAGAGACTTGTTAAAAGACAGACTACTAAATTCCATGTCGTCGGCAAAGCCAGAAGCTCTTAAGCTTCTCTCCTCCATCAGCTGCTTTCTTCGCTTGTTTGATTCCACTGCGTATTTCCTGACGCTAGCATCATCAAGCAAATTGCCGCCACCAGTTGCCGCCAAACCGATTCCAAAAACTCCAATATCAGCAGCTGTGTTTATAGCCAGTCTAACGTCCACCCACAAGTCATTAGCGACGCCCTTGGTTTTACCTACATATCCATCATCATCAAGGTCAAGGATCATGCCCTCCTGGTCATACAGCAATGACTCCATTTCCTTTGCTCTTGACACCCATTCCGCCCATGCAACAGACTCCCCTTTATATTCGCCAGCAGCATACTTTGGAGGTTCTGGAAACTTCTGTCTGTAAGTCTCTTCTACTATGTCGCTGTAAACTCTGGTGTATGCTCTTCTATTGAAGTCAATCAGTGATAATTGAGCTTCTTGTAGCGCCTTCTTGTCCTTCTCTTTTTGACTGTATGCTGTGTTTACGCGAGTAGAGCCAGTCAGCCCATACATAGATGCTACCCCGAACTCGGTTATGTCTTTATACTTGTCGGCCTTTATCCTAGAGGTTATTTCATTTATTTCGTTGCCTCTCCTCTGAAGTTCAGACGTAATGTTTTCATCCTTGTAGATGTTTTCCAGGATAATCTCTTGAGTCGGTACGTTACCAGCTAACCAATCTGGCAGTTTAGCTATTGATGTGTCCTGCTTAGCAGTCGCAGGTGCAGATTCCAAAGAAGTATCTCCCGATACTGATTCCCCAGCGTCTGGAAGTACGTTTACGTCTGGATTTTTTTTTTCAATGTCAGTTTTAGCGCTTTCTATTTCATCTTTAGTGAAATTTTTAGCTAAAAGGCTAAGGTCGTTTGACCCTGCAAGAATCAGTTCTTCAAGATTGTGATTTGCCATGCGGCTAATTTACGAAATAATACACTATTGGTTCAGCTGCTCGACAATCTTACGAACCTCATCTTCGCTTATGCCGTTTGCTTGAGCTACCTCACCGATTGTTTTTTGTAAAAATGAACTGTTAGTTGATTTAGCCACTGAAAGCAACCCTATATAGAAATTAGCTTCTTCTGCGTCTTCATTTAAGTCGCTAAAGTATTGTCTAACTATATTTCTATTTGTTGGGGTCACAGACTTTCTGCCAACCTCTTTCATTATTCTTATCCATGGCTCACTTCCAAAATCAAGAACCTTCAGTATTGGCCCGTTTTTTGGATCTTTAAATTCATTCTTGTCTAACGCCACGCTTTTTAATATGTCATCGGTGTATTGATATTGACTCTCAGCCCCATCAAGTATCAATCCCTCGCCCCCTATAAACAATCTTCCGTCACGGTTAAAAGCTAAAGATTTAAGTTTAATCTCTGATCCTTCAACGCCAAAAATTTCTTTCTCTTTATTGTTTAATACGTCAAGATTAAAGGTTATATCTGAAGGCAAACTAGCCACTCCTATTAGACCCATGGACTTAATGTCCTGTTCTGATACTGGACCCTCACCTATAAACATTGAGGCTAGAGTTTTTTCAGTTTCATACCCAGCAAAAGTGGTAAATGAAATTTCAGACATAACTTCTTCTCCAGACCTTTTAGTTGAAGATGAAGACTTACTCTTGTTTTTGAGCTTCATTGCATCTCTATAAAGCTCCATCCATCTATCTTTAAATTCAGATATCGCGTCATTTTTACGTTCTACACCAGCCTTAAAATCTGAATAAAAATCTTCTCTTGACATATTTTCAGGAGCTTGATTATTATAATATTCATCAAAGGCTGATAGCGCATATGGATGATTAGGAGTTCTGAGTTCTGCTTCGATCCAAGCTTCCATAGCTTCTTCTGACTCCAAGTTTTTTGGTATTGTTGGATATTCACCCCAAGCTTGTATGACGCTTCCTGGATAAGACTTAACTGGCTTAGAAACAAAAAGCTGAGAAGGTTCAGTGATACCGCTTTTTACCCATTCTGAAAAAGGAATTTCTTTTCCTTCTTGGTTTAAAATTTGCCAACCTTCATTAAAGTTCATTTTAAATCTTTTCGTATCATTGAGATACGACATTCCATTATCATAATCAGATTGACTAAAAGACTCTAAAAAGCCTTTATCAACTTCCTGCTTAAGCTCTCCATCAGCTAATAACTTATTAGCTTCTTTTAAAGATGTATTAAAAGAATTTGAAAGCTCTTCAGCAGCCTGATTTAATTGCTCCGTCCACACATAAACTTTTTCAACACCGTACTGTTCAATAAGATCAGCCATGTTATCTTGAAGATATTTTGCTCCTTCCCGCAATGAACTACCGTAAGCGTTGTACATTCCGTTCGGTATCGAGTCAATATCTTTAATAGCGCTCAATATTTCCTTTTGTCTTTCCTTGGCTTCTTTTTGAGCCGCTGAAGCCTGCTCTTTTAGAATCTTTAGTCTTTCCTTTGCTGCGTCTGATTGAGCTGTCTGCTCAGCTTTTTGAAGAGCAGTAGCAGCTGTTGCCGCAGAAACCTCCTCAGCCTTTCTTTCATTCTGACTAACAACCAAGTCGTTGTAGGCTTGACCTACTACGTTTTCTTTCTGTGGGTTAAAAAACAACCCTTGATTTGTCTCAGCCATTATCTGTTGGTCAAGAATTTAAGAAGGTCCTGAATCGTACCTGGGTTTACTCTTGGTACATTGTCTGCGGTTCTTATTACTGGAAAGCCTACACGATTAGCATCCGAATCTTTCATAGCCTCCAATGAACTTCTTGTGTACAACGGGTCAGTAAGAATCCCTTCAAGGTTTGAAGGCCCGCTACCTCCAGCAAGGATGTCTACTAAATCTGGTCTACGTCTTACGCCCGAACCCAAAGGCCCATCCTTTCTTGGTAGAGGCTTCATGTCTTCAGGAGCCGAGACATCAACATACAACAAGTCCATCAATTCATTACCAGCCGTCAAATTGTCGCCATACTCTCTAGCCTTCTGAAGAGCAGACATATCTAACGAATTTGGAGATCCAAGCAATGTTTTCTCAAGAGCTGGATTCTCAATCTGAGCATCAGGAAGGCTGTCCACCTGTTCCATACGGTCTGGAGGGTTCTCATCCAGCGGCTTAGCAAACATCCCTCTAGAATCACCCAAGATATCAAACAGGGTGCTAAAACCTTTCCCTTTCATTCTCTGTGACTGGTCTTCAAGCTCGTTGATATTTCTATCCTTCATAAGCATATAAAGCTTCTCCCTGTCTAAAAGGCTGTTATTGTAATCCTCTATAGATCTTTCTATTGGAGCAGCTGCGGTTGATGCTGCCATTCTCTGGGCTATTTCTGATTGTGCTATTTTATCCTCGGCCCCAGCAGAAGCTCTTAACAATCTAGAAAGATCATCTGGGTCGGTTTGACGCAAAGCAGATTGCATGTTGCGCCGTAGATCCTCTCTGGCTGGGGAAAGCAAGGCCCTGTTAGCCATATTGAGCAGGTTTTGCTCTGAAGCTGTCGCTGTTTTTCTAGCGAGCTCTGGCATCTTTTCTTTCCTTTGATCCTCAATAGCCTGTTTGATTCTCTTTTGACCAGAGAAATACTGAGACACTTCTGGCCCATACTTAATCCCCAGATCCAGTAATTTATTTAATACTTCTGACATGTTGCAAATATAGTTATTGTTGACCTTTTGGATGATGAGACTTAGAATCCATAATGTGTGTGTTAATACAATACAATTCGTTAGCTGAATTACTATTATTGACAATCTTTATGTTCATCCAGTGACCCCTCATTGCATTACCATCAGTGGACAGCCTAAAGAATAATTTCTTACTCTCTGCTCCATTTTCGGTAATTGCATCTGAAAGAGTTATCTTCTTTGATGAAAGGTCGTAGCTAGTTACAGAAGCAGATGAAACAAAACCATCTTGAGTATAAGACTCTCCATTATGCCAAAAAAGTAATTCCGAATCTAATCTAAACGGAAATCTGTCCAGCCTGGATATATCGTCAAGATTTACAATTTGACTTCCAATAGTAATACCATCAGCAGCAATAGTTCCTATGTAAACATATTTGTACTCAACGTCCTTTGGCATAATAGAGTAATAGCTACCTTCTTTTTGAGACCAATCGGTTATCGTTCCAGATGTCTGGCCAAGATTTGTAGTTGCTCCAGGATTCATATCCCAGTATGGAGAATTACCCTCGTATGATATAGCATTAAAAACTTTCACTTCCGATGGACTAATCTTCGAGATTACCGATACTTCAGTGTTTTCTTGGGTGCCGTAAATAGTATTTTTTGACGTGTTTCTATGAGCGTTCATCAAGTACGACTCAGTGTTGTCAGCGTTCTGATACCAGAAGCTAGAAAGCAAAAGGTTATCAATTGTTGCGTAGTTTGATGGCTTAAAGCTGTATCTACTTATCCAAGCGTTTTCTGTTATTGAATACCCAACAGTCGTGCCAGGATAGGTTACAGAGCCGTTATTTATTTTAGGCTCAATGGTAATCACTATCATGTCATTCTGTGAGTCAAAACCGCTAATTATCCTACCTCCTTCTCCAGTAGCAGCCTTCATGCTTTCAATGTTGCTCTCAAAATAAGAACTCATCTCTACATCTGAGATTGCAGTAAGCTCAGGACCCCTAGCCATCATTATTTTTCTTCTTGACGAATCAGCAAAAAATATCATTCCATCCCTAATAAGAACAGAAGACGCATCATTTCCAACGCCAAAATCACCATTTGACTCTTGGTGATTACTTAAAACCAATGAACTTGCCGTTAAGGATTTATCTCCATCCAGGTACTCGACAATGTTTCTGTTTACGGGGACGTAAGACAGTTTATTCTCTTGTAAGCAGACTAAGCTTTGATTGTACTCACCAATATAGTTTATTGAACCATACCTTTTTGGAAGATCTTTAAAAGAATAAGAGGCTGGATTAAATGAAGATAACGGAAACCTTAATGTGTTTTCCTTGAACTCTTCGCTATATACAATCCTGTTTTCATACTTTATAGTAGCAGCCTTTTGTTGTTTTATGTGTGGCCGACCCTTACTCCACGCTCTAGAAGTAAAGAAGTCAGAAGCGTCCATCGACTCTAGATTTCTGGACTGATAAACAAAATCCTCAATATTTGTGACTGAAAAAGAATCTGATGATTGAATAGTATCAATATTTGGGACGACTATAGGTCTAGCCCCGTAGTATGTATCTCCCTCAGTAAGTATGATTGGTTGGCTGTCGTTATGCTTATTATTTGATGAATTGGTTAATTCTTTTGAGCCTAAGATCTTCCTAGACTCTCCTATTTCGTAGAATATTTCAGTTGATGTTGATTTTTTTGGAGTTAATATCTCCACTACACACCTATGGCCCCAGAAATTATATTGGCCGTCAGGTTCAAAATTTATAACATCTTGCCCGCCAACCCTATTTAATATTAAAAACTTGCCTTTGTGATTAGTGTGAATATCATCCGCCGTTTCGCCATCTGGTTTTATGTCGGCTACTTCTGTAGAGTATCCAACAACATCGTAAAGGATATCAGTATAAGATAGGTTAGACGAATTTGTTTGCGCCATATAACTTATAACCCTAAGTTTGTCTCCTGGGGTATACGCATAGTCCTTTAAAGCGCCTTTGTCTGATTGATACTTTAATAGCGTATTAAAACTGACATATATTTTACTTTGGTCTTCAGTGTAAGTATTTGTACTTGTGCTAGTTAAAATGTCTTTAAAGAAACCGCCACCAACAGAAAAGGATACAAACTTCTCCCATGTGCTCATGCCAGGATATACTATCTGATAAGACGAAGCCCAGCTTGGAGGCTGACTCAACATATCAACAGAAATAGTACAAGGGCCGTTATATGCTGTTGAGTTTATTGTCCTTGCGCTATTGCCAAACGGAAGAACATCAACAGATCCTAACTCATTTACCCTGCCTGGTCTTCCATGTTTATCAAAATAGACTATTCCAAATTTATGTTTAGAACCAGCTTTAAACGTCCTTCGATTAAAACTTTGATAAGAAAAGAGAGAGCCGTTTCTGGCCCCGTTTTCTTGAGATGGGCTTAAAGTGTATTGTCCCCAGCGGTCTTCAACGCCCGATAAAGGAAATCCATTTTCTAATCTAGGACCTTGGGAGCTAGTAAAATATGTGTAAACATCAAAACCCGAAAAAGACCCAGAGACTACTTGGTCTTGTGAACCAGTGACGTTCAATAGCATAAGCTCAGAACCAGATGAAACAAACTGCTGCTCCAAGCCACTAAAAAGTGTACCGCTTGGAATGCTATAGTTCCAGGCCATAGGATTTACCTGAATCCATTCTCCGTTAGTTCCATCCCAGGAACCACTATTAAAAGAAATATCAAAAGATATTTTTTTTGTTTTAAACTCGTGAGTTATAGCTGAAAAGCCATCTCTTAATTTAAACGAGATAGGTGTTGTGTTGAAATAACTATACGAAAGAGTTTTTTCTGTTAATAGACCATACAATTTACTAACGACACTAGCTCTAGATTCTTGGGCTGTAGTGGTATAGGACACCTCAACAGACCTCCAGTTTATCTCATCAGGATCAATGCTTAAATACATGGACCCCTCCGCAGCAGCTGAAAGTGCAACGTTAGAAATCGAACTAGTAGACCCTGTATCTGATATAGCATCTCCGTCATCTGCTTCTCCAGCAAATAAGTTGAGATTATCGCCATCACTGTCGATAAAAGAAGCGCGATATAATGGGCGATCTGTAGCATCGCCGCCGCTTTGAGAATACCACCCAAATTGAAGAAAAGCAGATGGCTTATACTCAAACAAAAGGCTTACCGTTGTGTTTGCCGAGATAGTTGCAGCCAAGCTAGTTGTATCTATTTTTAAATAACCTTCGCTGAAATTGGAGGTAGTAATTTCTTGGTTATGCTGTATAAAACTCTGATCGGAGGTGCTGCTAGAAAAAGTAGTGCTTGGGGCTTGCTCGTAGTTTACAGATATTGTCGCACGGGCATTAACGTTTGGGTATCCAGATGTTGGAGCCGAATACATAAGCCTGTTTCCAGATATGGCCTGACCCGCAGCCTTTTGAGGAACGTCATCGTAAACCCTATCGGTTTCAGACGTAGACTCATATGTATAAAGACCATCATTATAGAACTTGTATATTCCAGAAGATGCGCTATACAGGTTTAAACCGTTCTTTGTTACGTCAGAATTGGGGTCAAACTCATCTACAAGATAAAAGACAGAAGAATTATTCTCACTTACAAGAAGCTTTATTTTGCTAACTTCTTTTTTAAATTCATCTAGTGTAACTGGCAGGTCACCCCACCTTGTGTTGATATGTGCTACGTTTTCACTTAATACAGAGGCTTGATCTACGTTTGAGTTCACAATGCCTTGCAGAGACATATATTTAGGAAAGAACAAAGTAGAGTGTGGAGACAAAGCCGACTCTTCGCCGTCTTTATACACAAGCTGAACGGCGGCTTGAAATGTCTTACCATAAAGACCGTTTGTCTTCCTACTTGTATCTGTCAGCATAGTTACAGTAGGGGGAAACAGAATGGGGCTTTTGACAACAGAGAGAAGCTCTTCTAGTTCGGTGCTAGAGTAGTTATTGACACCATCCTCTAGCACTCTGTCTACATTTATTTTCCTGGGGGGTTTTTGACTTGCTGACTCTGTGGTGTCAGTAAAATAAATTACAGTCTGTGTGCTTCCGTCTTTTTTAAAATCGTTGTTTATTATTTCCGCTTTTACAAAACCTTGCTTTTGAAATCCAAGAACGGATGACTTGAGTACAACCTTGTATTTATGATTAGACACATCGTATCTGTATATTGCGTGATTAGACGATGTTGTAGACCATACAAAGAAATATACGTAACCCCTTGTTGGGTCAGAAACACTGCCTACAACTCTCGATGCTTCATTTGGAATCTGATCGTTAGTCGTTTCAGCGGTTCCAGGCAATGTCCCATCAATGTTTTTTAAAACCCCACCAGAAGACTCTCCATCAGCGCTTATCATAGCGTTGAGAGCATCAAGCATGTCGCCCTCTTCAAAAAAACGCTCGTCTTTGTCTTTTGCAAGACGTCTAAGTTTTATTTTATCAATAGTCATTAGAACTTAGGTGATTGCTTATAGTTCTTTCTGATAGTCTTAAGGGCCTCCTCCTTGGTGAAGGACTTGATACGAGCGTTAGCTTTTCTTCTTTCGTTGTAGTATTCTGCTCTAGCTCTAGCTTTTTCGTTTGCTGGAACCGAAGACTTTCGTTCAATGATCTTGTAGTATATATAAGACATCAAAGCTTCTTCGGCATACAGATGAACAGAAGGGTTTTTAGACCTGCCTTCGTCAGCTACATACTCAATAACTACTTCTGAAGAAGTTCCATTTGTAGATAGTTCAATTCTGTTTTGATCTAGGTTAATTCTAAACTGACCATAGTATTGACCCCCTCCAAGACCATATATAGCGTTTGCTCCACCATAAGCGAAGTTTCTAAATACGTGTGAATTCATTCCCTGAGTGATGTCATCAGAGCTAGATGGAGACCCGCCTCCAGTAGCGCCTTTTGAGTCAATCCTGTCGTATACCCCGTCATTATCAGAGTCTACAGCGCTAGACGCCGTTCCTACTTTTTGACCAGTTGCGTTAGCATAAGCCTGAGAGTAGTTTATATTCTTGTTTTCACCCAAAACATAAACTATATTATCAGATCCAACAACTCCAATCTTGCTCCAATCCACGTAATCGTCTGGAAGCTCAACGGTGTTAGTGGAGGTGTTTACAGCCAGCTTGATGGATCTAATCTTCTTAGACATATCAAAGCCCATTTCACGAATACCGCGAAGAGCGTGAGTTCTAATTTGGTTGTCAGAGGCTCCACCTGCATAATCATCATCCCCCATAGTGAGAATGAAATTACCAATAACTTGATCTAGAGGTACTGTATTTCTTGCCATTAGAATGTCTCTGATTGTTTATTATTCTTTGTTTCTGCATCGGCATAATTAACCAGTTCAGAATCCCTAAGGTTTATACCAATCATTTTGGCAATTTCTTGAACTAGATCGTAAGTGTAGTGCTCTGGCAATTCAAAGTCATAATTAACACTGTTGGCAGAATACGCTGGTTGGTTTCCAGTAGTTGTTCTCTCGCCGTCCGACAGCCTTGATTGAGGTATTTTATAGTATCTAATCTCTATCTTTTTTACAGAGGTAGGAAACACGTATATATCGTCAGATATTAAAGCAACTGGAAATTCCTCAGTGGGGGTACTAAGATTGTTCAATAAAAGACGCTCAATCTTTTCTTCATCATAGCATATCTCTACAGGTTTTTTTGTTGACTGATCTAGCAATATGCTTCCAGCCGTAGAAATGCTAATGATTCTAGACATGTCTTCAGGCTTATTAAAGAAATCATTAGACTTTATTACTGTCTGTTTTTTAGAAAAATAAGACAGATCTTCTTCAATTCTTTTAATACGCGACTTGTCACGCACAGGGTTAAATCCAGCGCGTTGCATTCTCTTAGTGTCTTTTAGCTCATCGAAAAGACTGTTGTATATTTTTAGCTGAGCAATCTGTGCAAATCTGTTGAACTCGTTTATGCTGACAAATCCCTGTTGGTCTTTATTAGCTAAATCTTGCAACGTTTCATACACGTTCTGTATGCTAGCTCCTTTTGCTTGTGCCATGAAGCAAATATACGAAAAAGAAAAGGCCCCCATTTCGAGGGCCTTTTTACGTATATATTAGATTATCTTATGCTAGTTGACGCTCAATTTCGTCTAGCACAATAGAGCCGCCCTCTGTCATGCAGTAACGAACGAAGATATCAACTGGATCCTTACCTGCTGGAACAGAAATAATATGCTTGTTTGTGTCTGTCCAGACGATATGGCCATTATTATGAGAAATAATATTATACTTCATTGCTTTCTTAACTTTAGCCTTGGTCTCGATGACTGGGTTGTCGAAAGCTTCGATGAATGCTTTTGGGTTCTTCTTTGCGAATACCAAGAGGTCGTGACGAACCTCGTCTACCATGCGGTCAGTGTTAATAGCAAAAGCTGTTGCAACCGACATAATTTCGTCTACTGGCTTGGTTCGAACCAGGTTCACAGCATCCGCATACAAGAAGTCTCCTTCTAGCTCCTTCTTCGCTAAAGCTGCATGATCAACCTTCGCAAATATCTTGCCCCCGTTAACCTTATTGTCTGGGTGCATCTCAAGAAACATCCTGAGGTTATGTTGCTCTTCAGGAACAAACAATCTACCCTCTCTGAACACAATGCTTCCCTTGAGTGAGTTCTCGTTCTGTTCGTCTCGATAGACGCTAGGTTCGTTAGGGCAGTAACGCAAAGCAACCTGCTTGTTTTTTGTTTTGTCGTGGTACATCACTTCCGACTTGTTCAACATATAAACAAGACCGCCCTTACCAATAATCTCAAACTCTGTAGGGATTTTTATGTTGTTCTGAAACTTTGACAGATCAACCTTTTTTTCTGCAACTGGTGCAGATCCTTGCGCTTTGTTGGCGGGGCGCTCCCGCTTAGCTGTAGTAGTCATTGAATTTCGATTTAATTAAATAAGAAAAAAGTATAGAAGGGAGGAACCGTATTGCCCCTCCCCGCTATACCAAAACATATTACTTGAACAAGAAGTGCTGGTTTGCACCACGAACGCACAAGTTGCACTCAGAACGGTAGTTGAACTTAGCCAAGTCCTCTCCGCCAGTGTTGTAGCCGAGAACTCCGCCGCCTTCTACCCAGTGCTCCATCTCTCTGCTGTAGTTGCCAGCAGACTTGTAGTTCATCTCCAATGAGTGGTGAGAATTACCAGTCTTAGCATCTACGATTACAGACAAAGGAATCAAAGCACCTTTTACGTCAGAAGCACCACCAGCAGCTGGGTCGTTCAACAACTTCCAGTCATGCTTGTGGAAGGTGTAACCACCACGAGTGAATGACTTAAAGCCCATAGCGATAGCCATGTCCTTGTCGTTGTTGAATGCGCCGAATCCAGCAGCGGCTCCGATACCGCCTCCCGCCATGCCAGCGGCTGCGATTTGATTATCACACTTGAGAGAAAGCTCTCTATTCAAGTAAAGAGCGTTCTCAGATGGTGCGCCCTGCTTGTCGATCTCAACGATGATTTCATCGAATCCATTAGCCGCGTTGAATGCAGCAGTAAATGGGTCAGTTGCGATACCGCCACGGGCAGTAACAGCAGCTACGTAACCTTCAGAACCAACAGAACCACCACCAAATGCAGGTGGAGTAGAGGTAGTATTGTAGTTCTTCTCACCGAAGACCAACATACCTTCGCGCATGTTCATGAACTTACGACGAGCGTCGAGCTCACCCTTCAAGTACCACATGTTCTGACCACCGACGTTTACCCAGCCGATGTTAGAAGCCTGTGAACCAGTTACGTGGAAGCTCTCCTTAACAATAACAAATGGGTTTGAGTATTTAGTCAGACGAGGAGAGAATGGTCTTGTTGGCTGGTTGGTACCCTGTGGGTAAGCGTTACCAATAACTGTGTACTCTGCCGCCTCGAACGTGTATGTTGAACCGTCTGACATGTCAACTGCCGTGTATACTGCACCGTCGGCTGGCTCGTTGGTGATAACCACACGATCAGCACCTTTGAGCAAAACGTCGTACTTGCGAAGCGCAGCTGCCTCAGAGTCGTTTGTTTTGTTGTCAATTTTGGTCACATTACCTGAAGCATCCATAGTGACTCTACGTCCCAAGCGGCCTTCTTCGAACCAGACTGTTTCGTCAGAACTTCCAGCACTCTTCTTAGCGCCGATAATTTCTACGAGACCGCTTAAGCCTTGGTCTCCATAGGCTGAGACGTAGATGTCTCTTACGTCGTCTCTTGTTGCGTTAACTAGATCGCCCAAAGATACGTATTTATCTGGGCTGGCTGTGTACAGTTGTGGACCGTTTCCTTCACCAGCACCTTGTCGTTGTGTAATAGCCATAATTTTTTAGCTTTTATTTTTAAAACATGCCTCCGTTAGGTCTCAGAATTTGTCTGAGTTGCTGAGCGAGGCTGTTCTCAGCGGGTTGTGCGTTTCCTTGATTTGGAGACGTAGGAGTTGCGTTGGCCGCATTCTGCACGATACCTCTTTGACCATCAGCCATACCCTGTCTATAAACAGACTGTACAACTTTGTCGATGTTATCAATTACAGTTCTATGCATATTTAGCATGTCGTAATCCCAACTACCGTCCTCACGCACATAAGAATCAAAAAACTCGTCAAGGCGAGCGTTTTTCTCAGCAAGCTGACTTTTGTAGTTATTGTCCATTCCAAAAGTAAAGGTCTTTCCATTTCCGAGATCAAATTCAATCCCTTCCATGTCTTCCAGTTCTTTTGTCATATTGTTCACCCAATCGTCATCAATTAATGAAGAATTCTCTGAGGTCCGCTCTGGAGTTTTATATCTTGATCTTAAAGAATCAATCTCCTTGCGGGATTTATCAGCATCAATCTTCATTTGCAGTTGCGAAAGTCTTACCTCGCCCTCTGAGTGTAGGTCTGGGTCGAGCTTATATTTGCTAGAGACTAACAATTTTATTTCTTCTTGAGATAGGTTGGGGTACTCAGTTGCCATCTGTACCTGAATAGCAGTTATGTCATCCATTTCGGAAGGGTTCAACTGCTGATAGATAAACCAATCTCTTGGATCGCGGCCTGTATCTTGTACAAACTCAGCAATCACTGAAATTCTTTCGTCAATCTCTCTTTGCTCCTGCTTTTGTACCTGAAGATCATCTAAGGACGAGATACTCCTCCCAAGCCTTTCGCTAAGGAATTCGAATACCGCACCCTCAATTTCTTCTGGCGCATATTGTTGGTGGCTAATCTGCTCTTCTTGCTCATAACCTTGTTGCTCTTCTTGATTTACAGGCTTCACGTTTGAAGCCTGAAAATTTTTGTCGTTAAATTGTCCTGTAGACTGAGCAACCTCTTCATCGCTAATGAAACGAATCTCATTACTCTCTTGTTGAGGCGCTTCTTGCTCTTGGATTTGAATATTTTCTTCCATTAGAATTTAATTTAAGTGCAAATATATAACTTATTTATTTTCTGTATTTTGCAACTCTTTTAGCAATCTTTTTAGGCTGGGGGACAAACTGCTTCCCTTCTTTAGTTCCCTCCCTCTTTGCTCTAGTTGTCGCTGCGTACTCTGCCGAACTCAAAGCCTTTATTGCTTTCTTAGGTAAATATCTTTCGCCAGTCTCGCTAGACTTCTTGCCAGACTTTGTTCCCCAATCTTCTTTGGTCCACTTTGACAGCTTATTACCGCTAGACTTTTCGCCAGAGTATGTACCTCCAGCATCTTTGTAATACTTCACAGCGAGCTGCATAGCGCGAGCAGAATGCTTTCCGCCCATTTTTGCTTTTGCTCTAGCCTTTGCTGCTGCCCATTTAGCTGGATCTTTCTTAGTCGCAACTTTAGCCATGAGACACTAGCTTAAACTTAGCTTCTTTTACGGCATTAGGATGTGGTTTGTAATCTCCCTTCATAAGGAAGTATCTACCTCTATCTATCATCCAGTGAAATCCATCAGGTGCAGGGACAGACTGTGTGGCACTGCTAACTTTTAGCTTCCCGCCTTTGTTGTACTTGACAGCGTTCATCACCATTTTACTTTATTAGCCCAATAAGCTGCGCTTGTAGGCCCTTTAGCGATGTTCTTTCTGTGCCTAGCTTTAAATGACTTGCGCTTAGCTTTCATACGAGCGCTCTCCCCCGCTTTTGGTTTGCCAGCTGTGCTAGCTCCACGCTCTCCAAATCGGATAATCTTTACCTTGCCGCCATCACGGACAGCAACAATATGCGATTTTTTACCGCTAGGCGAACTCTTTGGTTTATTGAGTCCAGAGAGCCCAAACCGCTTGAGTTTTTTCTTTACATCTTCAGCCATAAGACAAAGATAATAAAAAACAAAAAAGGCCCTTTTCGGCCTTTTTATGTGAGTATGATCACAGCATGTTTAATTATACAAGCCATACTCACCTTCTTGTAGTGTGTAGGTGATTTCACCTCCAGCATTTACATCAAGATAGGTATAAGTTACAGGCTTGGTAACCTCCATGGTTTCGTATGTTGCCTCCCATGTGTTTTCGTCTAGTTTCAGGCACTCAGAAAGCGTTGTTTCATTAAATGAGAATCCGAAATTTGGGCATCTTGAGTCCGACCAATGTTTTCTTAATTCTTCTTCTGTTGTAATAATAATTCTGTGTTTAGCCATTTTATTGATATTGTGCAAATAAAGTATGTGCATTTGCGCTATTTGGAACCGTGTATGTTGCGGTTCCGTTAATCTGAGAGTTGATAATTACGGTAGGTTGAGTTACATAAGATGAACCTAAGTTTGGAAAAATGTTTCCTATTCGGTTCATACCAACAAAGTACAATTTTCCACTGCGCTTAAATACCAATGTGGAGGGATTATAAATTGTTCCATCTACAATTACTTCTTCAGCGTCAGTCCAAGTGCTGATTCTAACAACATCTCCTCCGTATTGGTTAGTCGTGTTTCCAGCACCGCTGAGATAATTACTTCCAGATCCCTGATAGTAGAGATGACCACTTGAATTAATCAAATGGGATCCATAATAATTTACATAAATTTTCGTCCAATCTGTTTGAAGTGTACCACTTACCGAACCAGTTTGAACCATAACTGTTTGGTTCGAAGTTAGGTTCATTCCTAGCTGGCGTTGGGAGTTTACCAGGCCACAACCGAACGCTCGTCCGCTTTGAATAGCCACGGTATGATTATAAGAGGCATAGACGTGTGAAAAGTTATTGTTTGTGCCGCTAACCAAATTTGTAGCATTGACAGCGGTCCATGTGGTAGTATTTCCTGACGTAGTGTTTTGTCCAGTCCTACCATTAGCGTTTCCACCAGCGGTATATAGAACGTTATTAGATCCTTTAATCGCTGCTGCGTGTCCATTGGCAGCAGAAATGGAAACCCAGTCTGAATCAGTTCCGACTTGCCTCCAACCATTATAAGTTGTGGTTGTAGTGCCGTCGCCATACATACCATAACTATTAGCCCCTTGCACATATAACTTTCCAGAGTTGATGGCGTAGATAGTTGTCGTGGCACAAGAAACATCAGTCCAACCCGTGTCAGAGTCGCCAATCCCTGTTGCTTTAGTAAAAGATCTGTCCGTACTTGATCCACCAAGACCCCAAAAGCTGTTACTATTAGACATACCCCAAAGCTGACCAGATGTGTCTAAAATCCATACTGACTGGCTAGTTGCACTTATTTTTTGTACCGTCCCAGAAAAAGGAGTTTCTGCTGAAGCCCATTTTCCGTTTACGTCTGATGAGTAGTTCCTTTTAATATCAACTCCGAACGTAAAACCAGTTACAGTATCTGTCCCAGTTGTTTTCCCAGTTGTTTCAGCGTTTGCTTGCCTGTAAGCCCCTCCCATCTGAATCAATCCAGATGTAGGTACGGTTTCTGTATATGTACCAGTAGAATTCACGGGATCATATGAGCCGCCACTAGAACCCTTAGATATTCCGCTTATTTTAGCAATATTTGCCATATCTACTCCGCTATATGATGAAATTTCTGGCATGCCATTACGCTATCTCAATATATTCAACAGATGGGTTAAAGTACACAATTCCATTTCCTGTCACGTAGCCTAGAACTCGCTGAATATCTCCAGAGGTATTTGGAGCTGTACCAGTAGCGCCACCAGCGGTTGTAGATAGAAACACCTTAGCCCCACTAACGGGGGATCCTTGTGCTGACAAATACACCATACCCCTCAAAACCATTCCATCGGTTCCTGAGTTAGTTCCTATAGCCACGCCTAACAGTCCACTAGCTGTGCTTTCTGCATCTGCATCTGCAAGAACCCACCCAGAACTACTTAGGTAGTATATCTGACCAGCCGTAGTGGTTGTGTTTCCGTTATAGAAAACTTCCGATCCTACCCCATAGTCACCAGCAGCCGAAATAGAAGCCGTACTAGATAATATGTGCTTTATGCCGCTATCAGCGGTAACAACACCAGTTAATGTAACTTTATTGGCAGTTGGATTGCCAACCACAATTGAATCACCAGTGTCAATACCTATAATATTCCTTGTGGCCCCAGTTGCGGCGATCTTTCCAGTAAGGTATTTGTTATTTGTGTTTAAGTGTAAACTACCTGAAGTTATGGATAAATCTGTACTGTAAGTAAGATTAGATTCGCCATTGAGGGTGTTGGCGGTTCCCGATGCCGTAACTAAGTAGTTGTTAGTGTTGTTATTTATCGTAACGCCACCGCCGCCTGAAGGTGTATCAATCCAAGTGAGATTGCCGCTAGCGTCTGACTCAAGAATTTTGTTTGCAGCCCCTGGAGCCGCATTAGGAAAGGTAATAGTGTAACTGGCAGAGATTTCAGACTTAGGCTTTAAATCTAAGTATTGACCGTTATCTCCGTCACTCAACCTAATACCGCTTGCTGACCTAGCATCAAATACTCCATTAACGTTGTCAAACTGGTGACTCACGCTATTAGAAGAATTTGAAAACTGCACTATACCATCTTTAAATGCTACGCGATTGGTATTACCATTTAAATCATACGACCTAACTGAATCAGCTTGACTAAGGTTAGCGGTAGCCAAGTTATTGGTTACCGCATCACCTTCTACTAATATTTTCTTCCAGGTTGACATTCAATCCTTAAGCTTGTGCCGCCTCCTCTAGGTTTTTCTTTTCTTCGATTTTTTGAAGCCTTTCAAACTCTTTGTTGAGCTTATCCATCAGATTCGCTACAATCTTAGCGTCCTTAGCTTTCACTGTTACGTTCTCGCTTGCTTGCTGCAAGAAATAGATTTCCGTTAAATCGAGTTTCATTGAATTAAGAATTTAAATTTTTATTTTGCTTCAAGCTGATTGGTCAGCTTTGTTACGATTGAACCCAACAAAAGTACATCTTTTCCGTCAAACTTAGCCTCAGAAAGGACTTTTAACAGAAAGTTTAACTCTTGCTGAGCCAGGGTGTCAGTAGCCACTCGACTACCAACACCCTGCTGTTTGTTCAGCAAGCCCATATTTCAAATGGTATTAGGCTGTTTGGATGTAAAGCACTCCCGCTCCACCGCTAACAACCATACCCAAGGTTCCGATACCTGGATCTAAGGCGTCTAGAGCTGTAGTATCTGCTGCTTGAACCATACCCGCAATAAAGGAGTTGCCTCCGCTTGATGTCGAACCCTTGATCATCTCCCACTCGGAGAATCTAGCGACCGTAGTGTTCAGCTTGATAGCAGCGTCAGTATCCCATCCAGTAATTCCAGACGTGTCAACAGCAAGACCAGCACCATTAGCCCCTGAAGTTGTTGTTGCTCCATTAGCGGTTCGGATTGTTTTATCGGTTACAACGAGTTCAGTTGTTGTAATCTGATTGATATCGCCCTGAATCTCAAGCGTACCAGCAATAGATACCGTAGAAGCCGCTCCACCAATAGTCAAAGTGTTGGCGCCGATATTTGCAGCGAGCGTACCGTTTGCTGCGGTGTAATCGATAGCGGTCATACCAGCGATGGACGTGGTAGTTTGGCCAAGCGTCAATGCAGTGCTACCCAATGTAGTGCTGGCGTTCGCAAGCTTAGCGTTGGTTACAGACGCGTCAGTTACAGAAATTGTTACTGTTCCATCACCTTCTGTGATTGTGATCGAATCACCATCGGTCAAAGTGTTGTTCTCCCACTTGCCAGCTACGTCGTCATAGATAAGAACCTGACCAGAAGCAGCCGAAGTAATGGCAGTGTCAGAAAGGCCCTCCAAAGACCCTGAGGCACCTGCCGCCCAAGAAATGGTGTCGGCAGTCTCGTCATAGGTCAATACATAGCCGTCCTCACCAACACCACCGCTAAGAGCGCTAAGGGTGTTAGCGGCATTTGCTACAAGGATAGAACCTTTAGCAATTGAAGTCAGACCAGTACCACCGTCTCCGACAGCAAGTGTACCAGTAATTGAACCATCGCTGAGATCTAACGCAAGCTGACCTGATTCGATATCGAGACCGCCAGCGGGTTTTAAGTCAACTCTAATCGCGCCTGTGGTGGTGTTTTGGATGGCAATACCATCACCGCCCGTGAAGTCCCCATCAATAAGGACTTTTTTCCATGTACTCATGAGTGTTTGTTTTTAATGTTGTTCTTTTCGAAAAGTTGATGCAAATATACAAACTTTTTAATCATCATTAACTCCGAAGTAAAGGTTGTTCTGATTATCAGCGTACATCCCTCCATCAAACGCAGTTGGAGGAGAAGTAAACCTCTTGAAGTGAATAGCACCGTCGAGATCAATATACCCTGTACCGTTTGGCGTAATCGTGACGTTTCCGTCCGTAACGCTAGTAAACAAAGAGTTTGACTGAACGTCAAGGTTGCCGCCAAGCTGAGGCGTTGTATCTTCTACTACGTTCTCTAATCCAGCGCCTCCTATCTCAACCCAGTTGTTTGCATCGGTCCAGGTCCCTCCCTGATATATATAGGCTGTTAGTGTGGTCGTTCCAACAATGGCTAGATACCCGTCTACCTGAAGAGCAGAAGCAAGGTTGTCTCTGTCACCAGTAGTGTCAAAGAAACCAAAACCCTTAGTCTGATTCTCAGTAGCATCAATGAGAACTGCATTTGGGTTATTGTTCTGTAAATAATCAGGATACTTAATTGCCATGGTTAGAAGGTTATGTCTAGTCGGGTGTTATCAGCAAAAGCAGCTGTCTGATTGGAAACGTAAAAACTATACGAGATTGACACCCCGTACTGATTATTTATTGTAAAGTCACCAAGGTCAGTAAACGCGCCAAGCACTGGAAGCGAAAGATCTTGAACAACACCTTGCAAATCTCCCCAAGTAGCTGGGAATACTATATAAGTGTAATTGTTCTGGCTATTGGAGTTCGAGTCGGTTCGAGCATTAGTCCACGTAGACCCAGAGTTGAGATCGCTGTCCATCTCTGTGAGACCGCTGTCATACAGGTTCTGAGCAGCTTGAACACCCGTGATGCTATTGGTTGTTGCCGTGCCGAGGCGGGCCAAATACCTCCAAGTGACAGACTTAGAATTGTCAATAGTATAGTTAGTTCCAGAACCGTTGTCGGTAGCCTTGACCACATACTGTTTGGAGCCAACAGTGCCAGGGTCCAAGGTGTTAGCGGTGTATGTAGCTGGAGAACCTGTTTCAGAAACTCCAGAAACAACTGTGCTTCCGTCAATCTGGAACAAAACAGAGTTGTCCGAAGTTTGACTTGTGTTTGCAATACTGAAACTAAACCCGTCTGACTTCACCCCTCGACCAACCTCAAGAGTCTCAAAGCTGCTCTTGTTTGCAGTTGCTGGGTAGCTACCATCGGTATTCTGATAAGCTGCTTTAACAGCGTTCAAGGTTATCGTAGTAATGTTGTACTTCTCAAGCATGTCTCTCAAGATGGCCTCAACTGAGGTACCAGCAGAGATAGGAGACGTCATGTGCGAGAATGCATTGTTGTTGTTGGAGATCGTAATACCAGAAGTCAAGACAGAATCTACATCACCGAAAGACAAAGCGCCGTTTCCGTTAGTAACCAATGCCTGACCGTTGGTTCCATCAGAGATAGGCAGGGTATATGGAGATATCTGACCAGTAGCCCCGCCAAGAAAGAAGGTTCCGCTAGCAAGGTTGGGGATGTCATTTGTTCTGTCAATAGCAGACACCTTCATCTTCTGGATGTTGCTCCCGTTGGTTTGAAGAACAATACCTATGTTCTGCAATAGATCGGAAGCCCCAGTAGGCTTTATTGTGGTCAGGGTGCCAGTATTGCTAACAAACACAGTGTCTCCTACGCTAACTCCAGTCAGCCCACTCACTGTTTTGTTGAACAGACCAGCTGTGATGATTTCGGCTGAAGAGCCATTTGTAGTTTCTTCAAGTAATACTCCGATAGCTGGCATCTTAGAAGAGTCGTCAGCATCAGCTCTTCCTATCAGTATACTGTTGCCTTGAATACCTTTTGCATAAACTGGTGTCCCAGCAGGAAGAGTACTACCCTCATCGTTTTGAACTTGAAGGTATACAGATTCAACATAGCCCCAATCTGTGTCGTAATCAGTTTCGCTCTGCTTAAAGATGACCTGTTTCTCAACACCGCCTGTGGGTAAGCCCTGACCAGCCGCACCCGCAGGTCCAGTCTCCCCCTGTGGTCCTTGCGGACCTGTAGCGCCAGCGGGCCCCGCACCAATAGCTCCAGCAATAGAAACGTTGTTGGCAGCAGCAGTCGTAAGGGAAACCACCTTGGTCTCCTCGGAGGCAACGACAGAGATATTTATTACTCCTCCGTTAGAGCTTGATACAGCAATCTTTGATGGTTGGGATACGCTTACTGGCATGGCACATCTTTAAGAGACTGTTTCAGAAATATCTTCGTTTACCTTGAGTGTACCATAAATTAAAGTGGATACCACGCCTGAAGTTGTTTTTTGCTCGACGTCATACACATACAAGCCAGAAGGCATGGTTTTCATTGTAGTGGCGGCCAAAGTGAGATCAACATACTTTGCGGTAACGTCGTCAGAGTCTGCCGTTACTGTAATAGAAAAATTAACAGCTGGATTTTCTCTGTTAGATACAGGGTCTCCAGTATCGGAATCTCTTACTTCCATCAGAAAAACATCCCCGACAGCAAAATTGGCGGCGCCACTAGAATCTGTTACCGTAAGCCTTAAAGAAAATGTATCTCCTTTTTTACAAATTATGTCCACCCTTTGAGACGTGTCTAAATTTATAGTTGTAGCCATCTTACAATAATATTTCTGGTGATATAGTGCTATTATCCTGAAGCTCCCCTCTTTCCCCTTGTCTTTGAGATATTAGCTTGCTCTGCTCTATTGTTTGTTTTTTAACGCGATCATCTTTTCGATCTTCCTTTAAGGTTTCGAGTTTTTCCTTAAATTGTTGATCATCAGACCTAACACCTAAAAGGGCTTGAGCTTTAATTATCTCTATCTCTTTTCTAAACCCGTGTTTTACTTGCTCAAGCTGGGCTTCAAGCTGCGCCTTTAATTGCAATTCTTGAGATTTTAGCTGAGCTTCCATTTGCATTTCCTGCTGTCTGGCCTGAGAAGATGCCTGAGCCGACTGTTGTTGAATCTGAGCTTGTTGCTGTGAATTCTGCATTGCGATTTGCTGCTGCTGAGCAATTCTTTTCTTTCTCCTAACAATTAAAAGTCTTTCAGCTTGGTTAATGTCTTTTAACTGACGAACAGCAACAGCGTCTTCTAAGTCTATTTCTTTTTGAGACAAAGCAATTTGAATGTTTTGCTCTAAGTATTGTCTTTCAGAATCCTCCATCTCTTTCACTACGCGAACACCAAAGTTATACATAGCCAAATCCTTGAATGAGGTTAAAACCTTCATATTTTCTTTTCCTATAGCATTTTGGTAAATGCGATATAGAACAGAATCAGGATGAATAATCTGAATGCATTTTACAATGTCGCTACAGACCTTTTTATACAAAATCATAGAGGAGTTTGTAATGTCATATATAGCATTATTGGCAGCCGCAAGAGCTTGTTGCTGAACGCCAACTAGAGCATCTGACTTTGGTGAAGAGGCATCCATAACCTCGTTAATGCCAGTAGCATCACGAATCATTCTAAGGTAATGGTTGTACAAACCAATAAGCTCATTAATGTTTCTGATACTATTGTTTATCTCTCTAATTGGAGGGTTCTGAAAGCCCCCCTCTGGATTTTTACTTCTGTAATAAAAAACACCAGTTTGTTCATAGATGTCGTGAAGATCCAATGGTTGTAGCTCTCCACCTTTTCCGAGCTGAACATTTTCAAGACCTTCAATATCAATGATTATACCGTCTGGCTTTGCTTTAGCTACAGATTGCTGAATCTTAAGGTGGGTTAACTGGAGTTGATCTGCAAAACCAATACAGCTGTCAACCATGGACTTTGGAATCATGTCTAAAAAGTTTGTAGCACAAACAGAGTAAGACATGTTGGTCCGAGTTATATCATGAACGTTTTTAGGGATGTTTGTTTTCTTTCCGTAATCGAAAATAAATTCGGTACCTAAAATGTAAGAGCCTCCATAAACGCAAGCGTTTTCAAGTTTTTGAACCTCTCTATTAAAAACAGAGTTTTTAGGAGTTTTATAAACTTCTCCTTTGGGATAAAACCCAACATTGCCAAATCTGCTTTCTTTTGATTCAAAGTATTCAGTGTCAACAGATAAAAACTCGAAGTCAAGAATTCCAACTCTATACTCATCGAATCCACGAGTCATAGAATTAGACATTTGATCATAGGCAGACTGATTTAACTTATCGCTATTATATCCGTATCTTTTTTGAGCAGACTGGGCAATTTTTTTATAATCTTCGTCGGTGAATTGATCGCCAGCTAATCTTTTTAACTCGCTAATAGTTAAGTACTTTACGTGACCAGCATACACTATATCTTCAAAGTTTGGGTCTTCAGTATAGCTATGAATAAACGAAGCTGGGTCTATATAGTCTGTTTTTATGCCGTATTCTGGATCATTGCTTCTTTTTACAACGGCCATACCTAATACGGTCAGGTCGTTTACACACCTTCTCAGAATATTGTCATTAAAACTATTCCACTCTAGGGTCAGGCTTGTGGCAATCTGAGCTGCAATTTCAGAATTAGATTTAATGTTGTTGCCTATAAAAATTTCAGCCTCTTCTAAACTTTCTGGTATATTTTCTGTTGGTCCAGCAATTTGAACACCAAGCTTTTCATTAATTCCAGTAAGGGCTTTTTTAGCTTTTACAGCATATTCTATCTTTTTTCTTTCTAAATCTTTCTCACTAGAAGACAGAGGGTCTACAGCTTCTAAGTTAGGATATGGGTTTAAAGAAAGAATTTTATTTACTACGATCCTTACGAATTTAGGAAGGATGGGCACTGGTGTAAAATCCAGGTTAAGCATACTTCCATCACCGTTATTAGGATCCAAAGAAGTAAGAAGCGACCTATATATAGACGTGTCTTGAGTTCCGTTTGCGTACTTCCTGTTTCTTTCAAAGGTGTTTCTCCTGTTTTTATAACTAGAGCCATCTTGATCTATTTTTCCCCATTGAGAATATATAGACTTAGCATATTTAAGCCCATAATCTTTTGACCTTTTTTCCTCTGAAGTACAGAAAGGATCTGGAAAAGTAGATGAATTTTTATCTTTATTGTACATCTGCAATGAGTAGAGTTTTTTAACTCAATGCAAATATAGTAAAACTAGGAGTGCCAAGCTTTTGGCTTAAAAGTCCTAAAAAACTTCTTATCGTTAAAGGTAGATACTGGTTTTTCTTTCTTTGATTTCTGAGCTGCTAAAAGGGCCAGACCAGAACTAATAGTCAAGTCAAACTTAGTTCTTTTATCTATCTTGTAACCTATCCAATCTTCTAGAGTCCTATTAAAAAGCATCTTACCGATTTCGCCGTTTTCTGGGTTAATACCTACGTGATCGTGGATATATGCCTCTATAGCATGGGCGTGAGCCTGGATAACATCCTGAGAGTTAGAAGGGATGCCTTTTGTCCTAACGTTAGTAGAAGAGTTAGGATTCTTTAAGAAGTCTGGACGGTCCATTAAGTAACCGTCGTAACCCCTTGATTCAAAGTATCTTGCGATACCGTACTTGTTGTTCTCTATAAGTATAGGGTAACCATAAAAGAAAGCACACATAAGTACATCCTCATAGAAGATGCTAGCTAGATCTGGGCGTGAAGCATACTCTACCACGAACATATTTCCAGGGACGTCCATGTTGAACTTGTTGTACATGTGTAAAGCTCCTTTAGAGCCCCTTCCGTCCACCGTAGCGTCAAGGTCGTAGGAGTCAACACCTCCAACGCCTATATGAGCATTTGGGGCTATCTTTTTTCCTTTATCGTCCTTTTTTATGTTTCTAAGGTGGTCTGGCGGAAGCCAAGCCACAAAAAACCTTCCATTAGGGTCTGGGGAGAAAACAGCCTCTTCGTCTTTTGTTCGCCAAACAAAATTGCCTCTTACTACTGGATTGGGGTATATATTATCGTTGTGTTCTATCTGCTGATATATCTTTCCGATATTGAATAAACTACCCTCAATGCTGTCCCTGAATGCTTCATCTTCGGTAAACGGAAACTGCCTGATGATCTCATTAAGTTCAGAAGGGTCGTCTTTAAAGGAATGTCGCTCGTTTTTTAAATACTTACGGCTCCCCATATCAATAGCAAGACCGTCAATACCTATTACGTCACCATGTATGTGTACGCTTTCGGAAGGATCGTCGATGACTGGGTTTCCATACCTATCAAAAAACCCCTCTAGAGCTTCATAAGCTGGAATAAATATCCTGTACAGGCCAGACCTGGTTCTTCCGTTGTTGTTGCGTTCGTTTGGATCTGAGTCTTTCCAGAGGTCTCTGTACTCTTCCCCTCCTTTATCCATAGGGTTTACCGTACTCCCTACAAGAGCCTTCCCTACAATTTTTTTACCAACGATAAGACACGTTCTTTCTATCCTCCAGGCTTCTCTGATATCACTAGGTTTCTCCCACTTGCCAGCCTCATCGAGATACAACATATGTAGTTTCTCGCCGTCGTATGCGTTATTCGTGGTGTTCTTCCAGTTTATCCCGCTGTTAAGGGCATCTCCATGCTGCGAGGTCTTGTTGTTTTTCGTGATCCTTTTTGATGGCTCACGAAACGCCAGTTCCATACGCGGGTTTGTCGTACCGTCTTGTATAGGTTTAAAAAAGAATGGGTAGCCTCTAAAGATAGAGACCACCTTCTTCATGAAAATGTTCTCCTGGGCGTCTTTACCAGTTTTCGATTGAATGCCAAGAAGCTTTTCTTTAACTTGACTAGCTTCATCCACAAGTACAGCAGAACATATATTAGTGTAGCCAGAACGACGACACTTAGTATAAAGCTGACCGAAACAACGGGGATCAGCTTCGCAAGCAGCCAGGTGGAGAAAGATCTCTCTTTGGAAAGCGAGGTATGATGGATATCCGACATCAATTTTAGACCATTGTAGAAACATATAGTGTCTCCCTGTAATATACGTAGGTTCCCCATTATTGTAAAACCAAACACCGTCACGCCTACGCTGAAACTCCTGTTCGATGTAAGAATGAAACTTCTTTCGAAACTCGGAAGGCTTTTCGAGCCACTCATCCATACTGCGTATCCGCTGCAACTCCTCTGGCATAGGTATCCTTTGCCACAGCTGCATTGCCTTTGGTAGGTCATGGAAGAGAATCTGCGATCTGGGTGGTTTCTTTGGAAGTACCACGAGTAGCCCATGGAGCTCAATAACTTCTCCCTCTGTATCGTTAGGGTCGATCTTAATCCCCTTAGTCTCATATCCTTTTATGTCGATTAAGGTGGACATCAATAACTTCTTCCAAATTTATCCATCTTCCCAATAGACGGCACACCCGTCTTAGGATTGGATAATTTCATTTGGGTTCCGCACTCACACTCTCCTTCTAAGAAGTAAGTGCTTCCGTCTTTTACTTTCATAGTAAGGGATCGCTCAAAGCGTTCCTTACCGCATTCAGGGCAATATAGGTCTGGCATGTTGTTTAATTTAATTAGTACCCTCGACAGGACTCGAACCTGTGACCCACAGCTTAGAAGGCTGTTGCTCTATCCAGCTGAGCTACGAAGGCGTATATTCTATCTCTTCAAGTTCTTGTGTGTTGTTCTGTTTAAAGTTATAGTCGTCCCAATAAATCAACCCGCTAGGTCTACTTTGAGTACCTTTCTGCAAATCCTCCTGAGTAGTCTTTTGTTTCTTCGATTTCTCCATTGTTCTTAAGATCTTTAACCATTTGTTCTAATCGCTGGCGCTCTACCAGTAACTCTTTACAGTCTATAGCCGTCTGCTTGATAGACTGTAGCTCCGCCTTCCTAGCAGAGCCACCAGCCTCTGGATCGACGGGTTTTTTAATCTCCTCGATCATATTGTTTATAGCTACCTCCATGCTCTCCATAAGTCGTTCGGCAGCGCTTATAGTTGTAAACTTAAGCTTCGACATACAATAGATCGTCTAATCGAGTACGATAAAAAGTCTCTCCGTCTATCTTAAAAGAGTAATCAGAGTCCTTTCGAATACCTACGATGTCGCCTTTTTTAACACCTAGCTTTTTGAGGTGATTGTTTTCAAAAGCAACCTTAGCTTTCTTGACTTGCCTTTCTTTAAGCTCAACAACTTCAATAATGTTCGATTTAATCTCTTTCTTTTGCTCAACATGTTGAAGAATTGACCAGGTAGAGAGAGGGTGGATTTCGCCAGTCTTTTCAGACTTGTAAGCAATAGCTTGAGAACTAATGGCATGCTCAGGATGATAACATACAACATAATGATTATCATCAACAGGAAGAGGTTGACCATCAGCCAAAACAACAAGATGATGGAAGTAAAGGGTGTCCCCGACTTCCACGCCTGTTTCATATTTTGCAGGAACTGCAACAACTTTGCCTTCATTTACTCTGTTTTTAAAGGGTTCAAACTTGGTCTCTATGTAGAGCTTTAGCCCTCCTTTGGTTTCAATTTCGTTGTCATACCTTTTTTCAAGGTAGACAATGAAAGAGTTTAAGCTTTCCATTTTAAAAATTTAAATCAAATTCAATTATGCATGGCATAGAATCTATAGACTTCCAAAGCATCGTAGAGCCCTCTGATTCTATGTAGATTAAATATCTTTTTTTCTGATAACGGAACAAATGCTCTTCGTCCATTACAATTGCGCAAATCTCTCCCTTTCCAGCTCGCATGCCAGAGTAATATGCCATGCCGTTTTTAGGATCTTTGCCGACTACTATTTTCCTGATTAAGCCTTCCATATAAAATTAATTTGTTTAATTTTAACATAATATCAATTTAAAGATATCCCCAAGTCGCCTAAAAAGTCATCAAGATCAATCTCGTCGTCTTCATCTTGATATGCGCTGTCCATTACTTCTTTAAGAGCGTCTAACTCATGTCTGCTCTGTATATTAAAGCTGTACATTGTTTTCATCTCAGCTGACTCGTCGCCGTCTTCAATTGCGTCATGATCAATAACGCCTATGACTATTGACGCCAGAGTTCTGTCTTTCATATCGAACTCATCAATGGTCTCCTCCATCTTCTTGACGAGGGAATACATTTCGGCAAAGAAGAGGGTGTCTTTAGGGTTCATGATGTAAATTTGTTTATCTCAAAGATACAATAATAATATCTATGCCTAAATCTACGGTTAAAAAATCAAGGTTATTCAGAGAGGCATCAAAACTTCCTGAAAAATATATAAACAAAAACTTTTTAAAAAATCTTAGGTCGGCTACAAATGATTTTATTGAAAACAATCCCGATCTGACTAAATCTTATTTAAACCTAATGTTGTTTATATACGATCTTGAATTCTTCACCATAGACTACTTGGCTTCTGAATATGGAATGAATCGAAAGAACTTAGCGGACAGGATGATATACCCACTGGTTATAGCTGGGTATATATACAAACATTTCGATAAGCTTACACCTTCGAATACTCTAGAGGATCATCTGTTCCGTGATGAAACAAAATATAATTACAGAGTTCGTTATGCGCTATCGCAGAAAGGTAGGCTAGCGGTACAGCGTTTTTACAACGCTCTTTAACGCCCTTGCCCACGATAGGCTTTTTTGTAGTTTTTACTAGTCTTAATCTTAGAGGATTTAGTCTTAGCATGGACACCTGGTCTAGACACTTTAGTGTCTTTTGGTGCGTAGTCTACAAGTTTAGCTTTAGCCATTATATTACTTTATAATACACGCCAGAAGAATCTCTGTACGCTCTTTTAATTTGCTTCCTGTTATTCCCAGACTCTTTGTACGATACGTGAACCCAGTCTGGCTCTTCGTCATCGCCGAACTCCCATATCATCTGATCCCATTCAAGGTTTTTCTTGATATAGTTGAATATCTCTGAGTTCTTCAAACCTCCATATATATCTGCGTCCAGGTCGAGAGCCTCACCAATCATATGCTGTGAGTACTTGCTCCCCCCGATAGCCTTATTTAAGGCTTTGCACCTATATCCAGAGCTTACTCCTATAGGGATGCCAAAGTGATCGCGTAGCGGCTGAAAGACGTTATCGGCTACGGCTCGCAAGTTATTAATTTCCCATTGCTCTGGGGTGTTGTCTATCCCAAGGCGAGTTGCTGTATTAGACTTAATAACTTCTTTGAGCGATAAATTCTTGCTGAGATTCATTGTTCATGCATGTTGTGCCTGGAAAATCTGGACCTTTCATCTTGCTCTTGTGGTAGCGACGATGCTTAGCTGGCGTAGTATGAGGTGAACAGCTAGCCAGGGTTACGACTGAAATAAGGAGTAGAATAAATTTTTTCATAAGGCCAATATATCAAATCCCTGAAGATTTAAAAGCAGATTCAATAATATTTTTTTGTTCTGGGGTGAACTCATTTTGCATAAACAGCATCAAGTTCCTCATGTTTTGATTGCTAACACCTTCTTCCTCAGCTCTTTGCAGTCCTATAAGTATTTCGTCAAAGCTACTATCTTTTAGTCCAAGACTTTTAATCATTGGTGCAGCACCCCTAAGGTGAGCTTCTAGTTCATGGGGCTGTCTTATGTACTTACCAGCTTCTGTAAATGAAGCTAATTGGTCTTCGGTTATAGACTTATTAAGAGCTCTAGAAGCTTTTCTAATCTCTGGGTCTTGAACACGTAGCCGACCAAGCATATTGTGCTGGGCGGCGTGGACTTTTTCATGTTCAATAACGTCTTCTCCAGCGCCAGGATATTTTATTATCCTCTTTTCGTTCATGAGGTAAGATCCAGCTGGCAACTTGTTATCTACATCTTGCCTCATCTGAGACAGAGCCATAAGCATATCTTGTGTCTTAGCGTCTGTAATAGGTGTTCTACCTACCCTTCTGTCATATCTCCTTCCCGCCCTTGCCTGTTTTCTTTCTAGAGATGTTTTTTTTGGTGTCATTTCTTAAGTTATTTTTTTCTGCCACCCACGAAGGATCTATTCTTTTTAATCTAGGATTGAAGTAGTTCTTACTACCCATTAATTGTAAGCGTCCTTCTGGCCTTTGCAACTAGCTGGTATCTTACCAGTTCTATCTGGCTGACAATCCTCTGATCCTTTACCTCTAGATATTTTAGCTAAACGAGGGCTAAAAGCTTCTCCAGCTTTACCGTATATATCCATAAAGTATCTGAGTACCGCTGGATCTTCCAACATCTTAGCTACAGCAATCTGTCCCCTCTCTTTCGTTTCAGCTCTACCGCCTGTAATCTCAGCTACATCTTCTTTGGTGATACGTCTACCTTCTCCTAGGTACTCTCCTTCGATATCTGACGGTGGTTGATACCTTACAGCACCGCTCTCCGTTCTGTATGCTCTACCAGGCGCAGTATATTCTGGCCGATCAGAGAACATAGCATTCATGCGTTCTTGATCACTAGGTGAGCGCATAGAAGACAAAAGATACATCAACCCCTCAGCGCCGACGCCTTGGCTTTGGAGAGCGCCAACAAGCCTCTGTTCTGCCGTGCCTAAAGCACCTTCATTAGATCGGTATTTTGTATACTTAGGTGAAGCCATGTTTTTTATTTTACTGGCCTCATTCCACCATTTTGTGATTGACCCATCCCTTTTCTTTGGGTCAGCATCTCTAAAAGATCTTCCATTTTAGAAGCTCCCTGACCTCCTTGGGCTTGGCTTGCAAACTCTCTGCCCTCATTTCTCATCATTTCGCTTTCCATCTCTCCAGCATCAAGAGCGTAAGTTCCGTCTCCAAGCGGGTATATTCTGTAGTCCATATCCTCTATGCGACCTTCCTGGTCTGGATTACCGTAACTTTCCCAGTCGCCGAAAACTGTAGCTGTTTTACCGTTAGGTAGTTCCATTTCTACAAACTGGTCACCACCTTCGGTTTGCTGTATAGGCGTCAGGGCGTACTGCCCAGAAACCTTCATAGATTGTTTAGGTTCTCCACCTTTCGTAATTGATCTCATAGCACAAATATAGTAATTAATTATAGTACCAGGTTGGAGTAAAATAACTGTAGTCAGGGCCAGTAGGTTGAGTCAATAAATCTGATCCAGGCTCTACCTCGTAAGTCTGAGGTTGATTAAATTGCTCATTCATTTCTTTTATGGCTCCGTAGACGTCGTTTACTTGATTTGATATTTCCAATCCTTTATTTACTTTCTGACCAAGGCTCAGCGCTTTTGACGATGCGCTTCCAACATTTGCAATAGTGTTAGCAGCAGCAGTACCAGCGGTGGTGGCAGCAGCAGTACCAGCAGTTGTGGCGGCGGCAGTAGTACTGGCCGCTACCCCTCCTGCACCAGGAGCTGCACTTAAACCAGCCAGCAATCCGCTAGTAGTAGTAGCACCACTCACACCTGCTGTCGTACCAGCGGCAACAGTACCCGCAGCTGTCGTACCAGCGGTAGTACCAGCAGCAGCAGCGCCACCGCCAAGCCCGCCAGCTAACATACCAGGAGCTAAAACAGCAGCACCACCAACAGCAGTTCCTAAAAGAGCAGCACTTATCATTGCTTTGTTAAAGTTATCAGATCTACGCTCTTGTACGGTATTAGCCGCGCGAGCATCGTCCGCCTTTAAAGCCTTATACCCCTCGTACCCATCTCTAACTTGATCTCCACGCCTGCCTGCTTTACGCATGGCTCGCATGTTGGTCTTTTTTTGCTTAAGCGCTTCTCTTTCTTCTTGTCTAGTCATAATTGTCTATTTATTTAATCCCTTGTTTTTCTCCACAAACGATAAGGCTTTCTTTTAGCTCCTTTTCCTCTAGCGTTTCTATCGCCCTGAGTAGTCTGACCGTCTCCTCTATTAGCCGCAACCGATCTGCGTCCAACTATCCTGCCACTGGAATCATGAGAGGCGTCTCCTTTGCCTTTATTTTTTTCGTTGTAGCTGTTTAATTCAGATCTTTTTTGAATCGCTTCTTTAGAAGAATGAAAATCAGCATACTCTTGACTGTAATTTCTTTTACTCATCTCTCTATCCCTTCATTATAAATACGTAAATATTCTTCTGGGGTCTTATTCACCCCTGGGACATTAAACGGCTTGCCGTCTCTCAAAGAAGCAAAATACTCCCTTGCTCCTTGACGCCCTAAGAAGTGACTCAAAGCAGCTACCTCATCAGGACGGAAGTTCCATTGCTCCCCAAGCTGTCCTTTATACTCTCTTTCGAGATCAGCTGCGTTCTTACTTAAGCTAGGCCCACCGATACCTTCGTTGATACGCATGTCCATGAGCATATCCTGTAGTCTCATATCTCTCGCCAACGAGTCCCTAGATACCCCCTGCATCATAGGGAGGTCATCAACTTGACTATAAAGCTGCCCATACATCCCCGTAGCAGAACTAGTAGGGTTGATCATATACTTACCCCCTCTGCTCTCAGACCAGGATATCCCCTTCTTTAGCTTCTTGGGGTCGATAGGGTCGCCATTGTATCTTAACGCTTTCATGACTGCAAATATAATAAAACAGTCTTTGCGCCTTCACAACTTAATATGTTTGACTGACGCTTCGTAGTCTCTGTTTTAGTGCGTACACGCACGTATCTAAGATAGCTCCTTAGTCTTAAAACAGCATCGAAGCTTTATCGCTAACAAGCTTGGCGAAGTTACAACTTTTTTTTGTAAAAGTCAAGTCTGAAGTAACACTTTAAGTAAACCACATAAGTCTCTATGTAACAGCATTTTAACCAGTGTACAGGCGGGTTTTGTTCATAACTCAGTTCACAACCCGACTTTAAAAAAATGCCAGCTATACAGATCGTGGGGATTATGTGTATCTATGAGTGACTCGGTGCTTGCACCGAAACGGACTTGACCAACCCCGTCCCCTAGAATCCTTTAGGATTCTTGCATACCTTTTAGCTTTTGATTACCAGGCTAATAGCCTGTTAATCAGATTCCTAAAGCCCATCGGTTGAAGCAGTTCGACAGCAAACGGTTTTTAAACCGTTAAGTTTCAAGGAGGGACAACCCCCTCCCCTAACCTTTAGGTTAGATATCGACCTTCCCTCACGATGGCGCACATGACACACATGATGCGGGCATGACGTTACGCACATACGCGAATTTCGCGTGATTTGGGGGCGCATTATGCTCAGGAAAATGGCGAGTGAAATTAGTCGACAAAAAATTTGACATTTCGTTTCCCATCGCCATATCTTTGCAATCGGCAATTCAGCCAAAATCTAAATCTCTTACATCATGTCGAAGACATCAGAAATCACTCGTATCGAACTGCTAAAGCAGTTGAAGTCTAACGTTAACTCCTTCGTCTTCTCTCCTTCGGAGAGCAAGCTCAAAGCTGTTAACACGTCCATGGCTCAGCTTGCTGAGCTGTTGTCATCTGTCGAGATTCCTAAGGAATCTGCGAAGAAGGCTAAGTCAGCCAAGAAGCCGAAGGCTTCGAAGAAGGCTGTTCGTTCTCCTCGTAGGGCGTCAGATGCAGGTCTTGAGCTTGCTCAAGCCAAGACTGCTACTGCCAACAAAGTTGGCAAGGTAACCAAGACGAAGGTTGTCCATGCAATCACCGAAGGTGATGCTCAGCCTTTCGAGCCTCGTAAGGAGGTTGTGGTTGTCGAGCCGAAGGCTCGTAAGAAGGCTCAGATGAAGCTTACTCTCCTTCCAGGAGAGTCTCCTGAGGAGGCTATGGCACGTCATCGCTCTGCGGAGTTGGAGCGTCTCCGCATTGAGGCTGAAGCCTTGATTGCTGATGGTTGTCCAACATCTGATGACTTCCCTTTCTAAGGGAAGCTCATCACCTCATGGTGTGATGTGTACGTTGCCGTGTTCGGCACATACATCATGCCGATGAGAAGCGAAAACTACCCTAAAGGGTAAAAAATAAATTTGGATTTTGGAATTCTGTTCCTTATCTTTGCATCGTCGATTCTGACAAACTCTAAATCTCTCACATCATGCTACACAGCACAAACAC